AGGTTTAGCGCATGAATCATCTCGTGCAGCATCACCTTGTGTGCCTCCTGCCGCCGATAGACATGCACCTCGAGCACACCAGGGACCGCCCAGCCCCCGTTCAAGTGCTCCTTCCGCGGTTCCTCCAATCCCGGTAACAGTCGATCCCACGGCTGATCCCACCAGTACCAGGTCACCTGTCTTTGTGACATCCAACCCATCAGTTTCAGAGCGAGTGTTAGATCCCGTGTGAGTGCAGCAAAGGGCCGGTCACTGACACAATGGATCACATGGCCGGTGACCGCATCGCGTAAGGAACGCCATACGGCCCGAGGCCCGAGGCCGGTGAGCCACCGCGACGTCGCTCCGCCATCGAAATCATTGATGCGGCCCAACAGCTGCCCCTTATTGGTAGGAATGTCGGTTATCACAGGCCTTTTTGTTGAAAGCCACGTGGATCGCAGCCGTTTCTGATAGAATTCCATGGTCCCTTACAGAGGAATGGCATTTTTCCGAAGCTTATTCGGGCCCCCGCCAGATGCCATTACGGCGGCCCAGGTGGATACGCTGTTAGCCGTGCCGGCCACGATTTATCATCCGCCGCTGCACTTCAGCCCCTACGTGAAAGAACGCTTCAAGCATTATATTTTGAAGAACTGGCCAACGAGGCCAGGGAAGAAACCTTTGATTCAGATTCTAGGAGAACTTCTGCATGATTGTTCGCGGGAGTATCTCACGGGCACCGTGTTGGGCGATCGCGGTATAACGGGCCTTAACGAGGATATTGCCGAGAAAAAACATGAGATGGATACTGCGCCTGATCGAGAGACCAAGGAGCTGTTTGCAAATCTCATTCACTATAAGTTAGAAGAGATCTCCAAGCTTTTTACGGAAGGCTATACCGGTGTCTTCAAGGATAATTTGCTCTTTAATGCGGATGGAACACCGATTGGAGTGCGCCCTGGTCATGATCGTGAGCATCGCTTTCGGAGATGCCACGTTGTTCTTTCCGAGGATGATGCCGCCCGTCGTGCAATGGCGGCCCATATTGATCCCGAAGCAAATGCGTTTAGGGCAACGACAAGAAGGCGTCGATCCTCTTCGGCACGGCGGTCAGAAGAGAGGCATCGGCGATCGTCTTCTGCACGCAAGAAACGTCTAGCTGCAGGAGGAGCGGGCGGTCGCTAACTACCAGTTGCCACGCTACCGCAGGTGACCACGCTACCGCAGGTGGCTAAGCCAATGCATTATACACTGACACCACGATCATCTCTAACACTAACGGTGTCCTATAACTCGGTACCCAGCGCGCTCTTGCAAGCACACTGAGAACCGCGGCTGCCTTAGCTGAACCAAGGGACCCCGATGCGGCCAGGCGCACAGTGGCCCACACCAGCGCCGACACCAGATCAGATCCCGTGATCATGAGCCCCAACAGATCATAGATGCGCCCCCGTATCCAGGCCGCCGCCGCCAGTGTGGCCGGCCCCTCTTCCAGCGCAATCACCATCTGCCGCATCATCTCGCCCACATAGGTCTGAATACTAGGAACTTCGACTCCTTCTAAATTGAATTTCTTCTTCAACTCCGTTCTCAGGCGCGGCTCCAAGGGGCCCGGCACGCGGAGATATACGAACCCGTCCAGCACACCGGCCACCGCCGAATTGACGGTGCGCGCCGTGCACCAGATCATGGCCGCCGCCGTCGGTGACCATACGAGCTCCTCGAGACAGACACGGAGGCGCGTCGCCGCTGCCGGAGAGAGCCCGTGAATCCGCCGCAAGATCATGACTTTCCGCCCCGAGCCGCAGACATCCCGTGTCGAAAGCAGCTGGTTCAGGATTTCGGGCAGGATCTGTTTGTCCATCATTGACAGATCCATAATATCGACCTCCATGTGCGTCGGAAACTCCCAGTACCGGGCAGAATAGTCCCCTACTTCGAGTGTTTGAAGGCGCGGTTCCTGACCCGCGGGTACGCCCAGAAGACGGCGGGCGGCCGTTAGTTTGCCAGATCCGGCGGGACCAATCCAGAGAAGCGGGAGTGCCATTATATACCCCTGGGGCAGCGGCCTTAGCTCGTGGGATTTGTGCAAATCTTACCCGCCAACAGATTCCGGGTATTCTGCACCGTCGTCACGTTCATCGCCGTGGCGCCGATCGTGGCCGGCAGGATCACGAGAAACATCAAGTGCGTATTGAGCCAGATGAGTTGTTCGGAATTTCGGGCATAACACCACATGACCGTCAGCCATGCCAACAGCGATATACCGTATGTGACACACAGGATAATCGTGACGCCCGAAACAGCTGGTACGGAGTCCAGCGGAATTAGGAAGGCGAAACTGATAATGGCGACGAGGGCCGCCACGAGAATGACGGCGCCCTGTGCCCATTGTGCCCCCTTCGATGTATTTGTCATCACATCCCGCACGACCTTAAAGGTTGAGGAATCACTGCTAGTTGCATCTGCCATACTCTCTATTTAGAGGACAAGGAAAACCGTACCCGTTTTCGAGCACCGCCTCCCTGCGGTTTTGCGTCCATTAACGGCTGATTAAGTTCTTTTAACACCACTCCTTCCGATAGCACTCCCGCCAAAAAAAGCACAATTAAAAACAGCCCCCATAGCGGAATGGTCCAAGACCACAGTGAGCTTAAATCTAAATCCATTCCTCTTATTTTGGGCACACAGAATAAGGGATGACTCAAAAAACCAATGAGCCCCATGATGCAAATCTGCTCCAGTGCAATCCCGCCACCCGAACCAGCACGTGTCTGCCCCAGGACATGCTAGAGCGGCTTCGGGACGAATGGAACAAGCGCTACCCCGCCCATAAAATCACCGGCACGATTCATCGGAAGGAGCGTCTCTGGTCCGAGCTCCGTGATCGCCTCAAGAATCAGTACAAGTGCTCGACCGAGTACTGTGCCGTCCAGGAGCTTGGCGACCAGTCCTCTAAGCAATCGTCTGCGACCTATTTCCGACCCAAGAAGCCGGCCGAGTGGTCAAACAAGCCGAATGAGTGGCACGACTCCATCACGATTGCCAAGGTCATGGAGCAGTACGAAGCCGCCTATCCGAATTTCGAATTTATCGGGCCGACGCCCATCGATTTTGACTCTAAGCCCTCGGACGGCTGGGGCAAGTGTGTCATGGACGAACTCTGTAATCTCGATCTGGCCGGCCTCAAGGCCAACGGTAAAACCAGCATCGGTATCGTATTCAATCTGGATCCCCATGACCGGCCCGGCAGTCACTGGGTGTGCGCCTACATCGATCTCAAGAAGATGGAGGCCTATTATTATGATTCCTATGGCTACGAGCCGTGCGCCGAAATCCGTCGGCTTCTGCGCCGCTGCCGCGACCAGGGCTGCCAGCGGATCATCTGGAATGATCTCCGTCATCAGCGGAAAAAGTCCGAATGCGGCACGTACTGCATGTACATTATTATCTCGCTGCTCAAGGGCGACGTCTTCAGCCGACTGTGTAAGAATCGCGTGGAGGACGACACCATGAATGCCGTGCGCGACCTACTGTATGCAACGGAGCGACCCAGCGAACTCGCGACACAGAAGGGCGTCAAGGTGCTTCGCCTCTGAGGCATCGGTTAGGGCGCCCAAGTTCTAATCGCAGACCAAAGTAATGGACAGACCCGATTTGCTCTTGGCGGATCTGCGGAACACGTTTCAACAAAAGATTCCGGGCGGACTCACAGAGACAGCGGATGCGCGCCTGAATCGAACACTTCAGCATTATCTGAAGCAGGCCACGCCTTCCGTAGCGCCACGCGATATCCTCCGGCTCACCTATGATTCAATGGCCGGCTGGTTCCGACGGAATCAGGACCAGCTGGCAGCCGTACAGACGAAAGTGGATGTAATAGAGGAAAAGTTTGAATCGGAGGTAAATTCTGCAACACTGTTTGCCTCCCTAAAAGCCAACAAGGTACTGCAACAACCGGTTGCGTTCAAATCCCAGGATCTGGAGACGATTGCCCCTGTGGCTGTACAACCGGTGGCTGTACAACCGGTGGCTGTACAACAAAAGGATATCATTACACCCCAGCAGGATGTCGTCAAGTATCGTGAGGTGGAATACAATCTCGTGATGAACTCTACGGATCGCGACTGGCTCCAAAATACCCAACAGAATCGCTACAATTTCGTGATTCAGTTCAACACGATCTCGAAGCCCCAGGGTACCGGCTATCAGCCCCACGTTCAACAACGTCTCCGAAACATTAGCCGCATTGAATTCGTCAAGGCCATTCTGCCGGTCGAGGGTCTGTCTGTAATTATACCCCGGGAGTGCTCCGGTGCGACCGTCACAAACCCTTTTTCCTCCGTCCTCGGATTGCCATCTATCAATGTGCTTGTGGATGAGCTACAGGGCAACAATGTAGGTACCAACAATTCCATCGATAATGCACTAGCCGTCTGTCAGTATGATGCGACCTGGCGCTCTGAATATGCGCATTCGGCTACGCAACCTCTGGGCCGCGGCTATGCCCTCTTTATTCCGAAATTCATGAAGGCCCAGCGGATCTATACACCGGCGCCTCTGGCAAATCTCCAGACACTCAGTTTTCGCATTGAGGATCCGGAGCATCATCTGCTGTCAGAAGTACCAGATGCCGCGCTGCTTGGCACGATCGCCTTCAGCTCTGATGTAACAGGATCCTGTTACTCTGATACGTCGGGCGAGTACATTTTTCTGAACACCAAGTCCTGGTTCTCGATCTGGACCTTTAATCAGCTGGATCGCATTGCACTCAAGGGACTGACCTTTACCTCGGCCACCCAGCCGGCGGGTTCTAAAGCACTTCTGGACTGGCTGCAGGGCTCTGCGGGTCACGTCATCGTCGGTGTGGCCTATGGATCATCGGGCCTGACGGTTACCGACGGTGCCAATGACGCGGGCTATGCCAATTGGATCATTATTCGGAATCGGTTTGTCGATCCGACCAGCAGTGGTTCCAATGCACTGAACTATTTTACGGGATCCTCTGCATCCGATGCTGAGATGGCCGCGGATCTAGCAACCTATCCTGCAAGCTACCAGACGGGCGGCATGCTCAATTTGAGTCGGCAAGTGCAAATTACTCTTCGAATCATTACGAGAGAATTGGATCTGGTCGCGAATGTGCGGGCCGACAATGTATAGACCGCTTGTCTAATTTGGCACTCTACGATAGAGGACCGCCATGGAATTATGGATGATTATAGCTGGAGTAGTCCTTCTACTGGGACTGCTCTATCTAGCACGAGCAGACCCCGTGGAGGGGTTTTTGAATATTGATCCAGAGACACAGTTGGCCCAGCGACAGATGGGACAAATGGAGGGCGAACGTCGCTACAATGATCTGGGCCGTCTCCAGAATCCTTTTACAACGATCCCGGGCGATAAAATGGATGCAGGGATTACCCAGGTCGTGCCCACACCCTCTTCGTCAACAGGTGACTCGTCGCTATTAAGTCTGCTCGGCTTTACCAAGCACGGCGGGCTTGATGACGGATCCAATAAGACGGGAGCCGGTACAGAGCAGACGGGCATGGTGGCCAGCAAGATCAATTTCTGCGAGGGCATCACGAATATCGATTGCGGCCTTCTGGATGATCCCCGTCTTGCCGAATGCGGATTCTGTCACCGTGATGGCAAGAACTCCAAGGGGAAGGCCCATCGCGGCGGCATGTTTATTTCGAGCGACGACCAGGTCCGTGCAAATGAGCGGGCGGGCAAACGGCTAGCGTCCTATCAGCCCACCGTGGGCACCTGCAAGCCCGAGTACTTTACGCTAGTGAATCAGCGGTGCTCCAATCTTGAGCAGAATCTGGTCTGTCAGCGGGCCGGCGCGGCCACTGATAGCAATGAGTGCGGGCAGTGCTTTGGCTCCGCAAAACCGGGGACCACGGGCCTCCTCTATATGGGGCCAAAACCCGCCACGTATCAGGCCTTACTCAACATTAGCCATACAGGATCGCATTTGCTGTCCTCGGATAATGGGCTGGTGGGTATGACCATCACCTTGAATGGTACTCTGCTGCCACCCATTTCGTCGGCTCAAAATCCAGTGCTTTACAATACACAGATTCCGATTAATATTAAGGAGGGCGATCAACTCGTTATCACTCTGTACGGTGCGCCTCCTGTATGGTGTGCATGGCTGTCGAATCAAGGAACACCGATCAGCCCAGCCGGAACACGCACCATTGGCCTGAATCTAGGAGAAACCGGTATGGCGCCGCAGGGCGGCTATGTAATTGCCGGCGATAGCAATTCCAAGACAGTTGCAAAGTATATGAATATGTTTGCAGCAGATGCCTGGGCGAACTACAAGCCCTCTGTACCGCCCAATGTACTCTGGTATGAACGGCGTGAAATCATCTCTCCTGCAGTAACGACGGCCTGGTATGGAAATAATTATACGGATGTGCGAGCAGATGTAACAACTAATGTGAAGCAGGCCGCGACTGGAAACCAAGATTTCGTGGCCAATGCAGGAGATACAGGGGCCAATTACCTGTATATCAATAACGATATTGGCGGGAATATTGTATTCCCGTCGGGCAGTATGGTACCGGTTGCCGATGTGCAAAACATTATCCAAATGAGTTTTACGGTGCCGGCCACGCTGGCGGATCCACACCACGATATTGATCGCCAGGAATGCCAAACAGGCCCCATCGTCACGACCTCAGTGGGATCCGGCCTCATGGGCGCCAACTCCTGCTATTCCGCGGACGGCTCCTTCAATCCCAGTCTGTCCTGCATCCGCCAGCTGTTCATTGGCGCGGGAGGGACGCCCCAGGGCAAGTCCTATCCGCAGACAGAGGCCGATGCCAAAACATGGGACAAGGGGTCTCTGGATGCCACGGTGGATTACTTGAACGATCTGTATAACAAGGCCAGTTATGGAACGGACTTGGATGGCGCTCCTGTAACGGATTTTGCGGTGGTTCAGAATGCCAGCATGCAGCTCTTCGGCTACTCTCTCAACAATCCTTGCGAAGGCCCCACCCAGCAGAGCGGCCCCCACTCCGAACTCTGCCTGGACTATCTGTGGCGCACCAGTGGCAATCCGGGCCAGGATGCACAACCCACCGACCTCAGCAAGCTGCCATATAATTACTGCAGTAAAGACGGCCTCGGAGCCCCCATTCGATCCGACGGTACGGTCAATTATGAGATACTGAATACAGCCAACGAGGAACTCCGCACAATTCCCAACATCCGTAACTATTTCCAGTTGATCCATGACACAATGAGCAGCAGCAATTTTAATGATCAACGATGGGCAATGCGCCAGTGCATGAATGTGAGTGTGACGGAGCCGCCGCCCTCCACAGACGATTGCCCCGCCACGAACCCCGACGAGTGGCAGTGCTTTGGCCCCAGCAAGCTGGCGGGCGACGAGGTCTTTTATGTGGCGCCCGGCGGCACGTACTCGGTGGCGCAGGCCGATGCGGAGGGTGTCTGTGCGTCGTTTGGAGCTCGGCTGGCAACAGATAAGGAACTGGTAAAGGCGCAGCGTGCGGGCGCCGACTGGTGCTCTACGGGCTGGCTGCTGGATTCACCAGATGCCAAGTATCCTCGTAACAGTAATTTACCGCCTGGCCAATGGGGCTGCGGTTCGCCAGGGATCAACATTTATACGCCTGGGACGGCCGGCGTCAATTGTTACGGCAAACGACCCACTCAAGGCAATCCAGATGTATATGCCTTTAATGCACAGAGCTGGTCCAATCCTCTCTTTTCGCTGGACAATATCCAGATCAGTTTGATGCCGGTACTGGCCTATGGACACTATTTAGAACACCAGAATTTTGTGTTTTATTCGCAACAGTATAATGGGACTCCGCAAATGCAACAGGATGGAACATTACGCATCGTAGATCCCAACAACGGGCGCGATGGCTATGTCAGTTTCCAGTCCATTAATTACCCTACCCAGTACTTGCGCCATGCTAACTTTAGCGCCTTTCTCAATGCGAATGACGGTTCATGGTCCTACAATGACGATTCGTCTTTTAAGATTATACCGGCCTTGAATGGAGATCCCAACGCGATTTCTCTGCAGGCATCCAATGACTCATTCACAATTAACGGTAGCACCGTACCGGGCTACAACTACTACATTGCATTGGACCATGCCGGCTCACCGGCCAATATTATTCTTGCCGACCAATCCACCATTAATCCCAGTCAGGCCTCCTGGTATCGCGTACCGGCTCTCAACCTCAATTCGCCCATTTCGGCGACGGCGGTGCCCCTATGCAAAAACAATAATGGTACAATTATCTGTCAGACATCTGATCCAACGGGCGTGGGGAAAGACATTAATTACTCTATAAATGAACAGAATTGCAATAACTGGCTGAACAAAGTGAATGCCATGGAGGGCGACACTTCGGCATACTTTGCAAATTGGGTACCCGCGCCCCAGGGACTCGCCGACCTCATTAGCACCTATCTGACAAATCGGTCCTAGAACAAAGATGATTTTGGGGCCCCCACGATAGAGGAGAATGTCGAATATCGTCAAGGAAAATGCTTTTGAAGATAAACAGCAACGCTATTATCTTCAACAACTCAACCGTGCGCTCCCGGTACAGGGCGGCTACAAGTATGATGCCGACACGACAAACACTCTGAATAAGGCACTGGGCACGATTGATCCCGTCATGCCGGCCGACACTAGGCAGATGTCCGATGTCCAAAAGTTCTTTTCCTCTTTCGATCGGCAGGCGAAGCTGGAGGGCACCGATGCCGAGTGCCGGCACATTACGACACCGGGTGCCAATTTACGGGGCGATCCGGGGGCCCGCGCGGGATGCGGCTGGTGGTATCAGGATGATCCCAACTTAACCTCCGTGGCGGCCTATGGCACCCGCCGTGGCCCCATGAACCCCACGCTCCAACAGGGCGGTGAATGGATATGGGACATGGATACGGCCTATGAGCGCGAGTCCATGAAACAGGCTCGCGCGATCCAGGCGTGCCCCGATATCGATATCCACCAGCGCACCCGAAATAATCAGAATCTCGGCTGGTGTGCCACATCGGGCGGACACGGAATTGTGTCAGACGGCTATGGAAATCCCGCATACCCCAATGCTGCGGGCGGCTATTGTCCGCCGACGGGCGACGGAACCCCAAATATTATTATGAGTTCATCCGCCTGTCCGCCACCGGATGCCGATGCGGCCCTCGATGCCCAATACGCGGGCCAGGTGCAGGGTATCAGCTATCTCTGTTCGCCGGATAATACCGGTGCGATCTCGCCCGCGTGTATGGGGGCGCTGGCCGGTATCGCCTGCAGCCCCAATGGAACTCTTGCGCGATCCTTTGCCGGTGGCGGCTATGCCGGCTCTTCGAGCGATTTTAACACGGCGAACGATTATTTGCAGAAGCACTATTTCCAGATTAATACCGCCGTGGCCAGCGATGGCATGCAGGCGATGAACGCCGTTGTAAATAATGGCAAAACCGACATGTGGTCCGCGTTTAATTGGATGTTTGGAATCCGCGAGGCCGCCTCCACGGGCCAAACCAACAATATTGCCAATGCTGCGGCGAATCTGTGTTATGGCACGGCATTTGACCCTTGTACCTTTGGCCCTTCGGATTACGGCCCCTTTCCTGGCGAGTGCATCCGCAAGCAGGCGATCGCGATGGGTTATGCGCAGAAAGCCTATCTTCTTCCCGAAAACATCGGCCAAGGCTACTGGGATAATAACTGCCCTCAGTGGAAAGATGTGGTTAATAATCTTGCAGGGTGGAAGCAGCAGGCCGATATGTTTGTTGCGCAGGATGCACTCAAAGAGGTATTTGATGCTAAAAAGAATGCGGTCAGCAATGTCTATGGTATCACTATCAAGTATCCCAAGCAGGGCTGCAACTACAATGGCATGTTCATGTACCGTTATCTGGCCACCACGAATGATACGAACCGGTTTCCTACGATCGGTGCGGATCTGCCCTTTTTGGGACGCTATATCTTGAAGAATGGGTTTCCTGCAGTGGGGCCTATTGTGGAATTTGAACAGACGCCCTCCGGTAAATTCACTACGGAGGCTCAGCGCATGGCCGCGATGTTTATGCCGGCCGCCGGTGGCCCGTACAATTTCTACATTTACTCGCCCAATTTTACGCGTATTAGTATCAATGGATCTATACTCGGATGGGCCCAACAGAATCAGAGCGTCTCCATTACGCAGCCGATTGATATGATCGCGGAACAGCAGTATTTAATAGTGGTCGATATCCTAAATCCCGGCGGTACCTGGTCATTTGAAATTGCAACATCGTTGAATGGCGCCAATCCAATACTCATTCCCCCATCGCAACTCTACATGCCGGTCAATAATCGACTCCCCATGATCGAGCTACCGTTCCACAAGATGGCCGCGGATCCCTCTACGGGTCAGGTGGGTGTTACTGACACACAGCTCATCTTCCGCAACTTATTTCGGCTGAATGCACCCATCGGTGATCTCAATGGACGCCGCTGCATGATCGTCAAGGGCCCCGCCTCTGGTATCTTTAACTATGCAAATTACGTCCAGGGAATCCGCCTGCACGCCATCAAGAGCATCACGATGATGATCCAGATTGATTCGGTGAAGAGGGCTAGTAATAGCACTACGCCCAGCATAGTTGGTTTCTACAATACGGGATCCGCAAATCCTACGGGCCCGCCGCGATTTATAAATAATAGCATGGATTTTCCATTTTATGGAGATCGTCAAAATGATTTTATTCTTTCTGTAAGTGAAACCAATATATTTCCCTATGGTCGTGATCCGACACAGCCCATGTCACAAGCATTTCTTGATAATTTGTTAGCAGGCGCACGCGCGCCTATGACCAAGGGCACCTGGATGCATCTGTCCTTTGTCTGGTACGATGACTTTTCGGGGTATGCCATTTACAGAGATGGCCGGCTCACGGGCAATGCCTCTGTGCCCCGCTACGATCCAACACTTATCATGGAGCATATTCAGATTGGGTGCGATAATCAGCCCGATGGCTGTGAATGGACGGGCGGCATCGCCTGGTTCCGCGCCTTTGATTATCGCATTTCGGCACCCAAATCGCCGGCCGATGGTTTGTCCGATATGGAACTTGATATGGCGGACAATTGGGATTCTCTAGATTAACTGAAGTGACCCATTTTTATGGATTTGTCTGTCTGACAGATAAATCTATAAAATATGTTGGATGGATATTTATTCTTCTTCGGATCCTGCTGCTGCTGCTGCTGCTGTCGCTGCTGCTGTCGCTCCTGCTGTCGCTGCAGGGCGGCCCCGTGTTGCAGATACCAGGTCCTTTCGCCAATTAGGATGATATAAGAACATGGGCCGCGATCCCGCCTGAAACTGGAAGCATTGGGTCGCCGATCCATGTTCGTTAAAGTGAAGCTGACAATCCGTTGCCGAGCTCTGTAAGATATTGGCCAGGCCGTTGGCGAGTTCCTGTTTGCGCGTGGCAATATTGTGAATTGTTTGGTCGGTTGTATTGCCGCCATCCTTTCGCTTCATCTTCGGTGGCGCCATGGCCTTCTGCTCTTCCGTCATTACGCTCAGATAGGTGAAGATATCGACCACACGATCGTCCCAGTCCAGGTTCATGTGACTGCAAAGACGAATCGCGCGCCCGATCACCTGTTGGAGACGCACATTGTTCCAATAGGATTCCATAATATGCACCTGACGGGTATTCAGGAGTGAAATGCCCTCGGCACCCGACTGTGTAATCATAAAGACGCGGCAGACACGACCGTCGCGATTGTCCTCAGCACCCTGAAGAAGGACGGTGCATTGCTCCTTCAGCTTGGGCGGCAGATTCTCCAGATCGGCATTATAAAGCTGCAGAAGAAGGCGGCGCTTTTCGAGCGGCTGGTCGCCCGTGTAGAGAATATAGCGGGGCTTCGCTATCTCAGCCGCTGTCAGAAGAGCGGCCGGAATCTGCCATACACCGCCCACCTTCACAATATCAAGATAATTGTAATGTTCTTCGCTCATTTCTAGAGCCGCTGCAAAGATACCGAGACCTTCGAGCGTCTTGAACTGACTATAGACGAGAACAGGACCAGGACTGGTGCGGATATTTATAATCATGGCTGCGTACTTGGGTGAGTATAGAGCAAGATCGCTACTAAGCGCTGATGGAGCGTCTTTCTTTAATCGCTTAATGATATCATTAGTGATACCGCTGGTCTTGGCATCGACCGGTATAGCCGCTTCTTCTGGTTCTCCTTCTGTTGCAGCGGCAGGCTGTAGAGCAGCGGCTGCGATAGCCGCTACGGAGTCGGCAGCACCACCACCAGCAGCAGCAGCAGCAGCAGCATCCGGCAGCGCATCTCCCGCTCCACCCTCTTCTGCTTCATCTACGGCCTCTGCATAATTCGCAGCCAGAATACGATCCTGATCAAGTCCCAACAGCTTGGCCTTTTCTTTTCCCGTCAAGAGAGGCACCTCGAGACCATCTGGGAATGTAAAGTTGCAGGCAGCACGAGATCCACACATGAACCCCTGCGCCTGTGCCTGGGTGGCCTGCGTATAGAGATCGACCTCGGCGGCCGTCATTCCCTTCCGCTTTAGCTGGCTTTTTTTATCTTCTTCCTCCTCGGGCGGCTCCTCTTTCAGTTCCTCCATGCGTACGGCCACATAGTTCTTATATGCATACTCCGAAAAGGGTATGAGCACCAGTTCATTCCGACCCGGTCGTGGCATCAGCTCCTCCGAGCCGCCACGGTAATAGGACACGAGGCCCGTTGCTCTGGCCGTGAGCAGATTGGAATGAATAATATCGAGTGTGTTGCGATTAATAAAGTTATCTACAAAATCATCCTTGTCCTCTGGCAGCAGTGGATAGGTTCGCAGATTAAAATGCGTTTTTGCCGCCCCCGTGCCCTCCACGCCTGATGTAGGAAAGGATGGATTGGTGGCACGGGCCGCGGCAACCGCTGTCTCCGCTTCGAGCCCCTTGCCTTTTAAGATATTCACCTTGGCCTCCAGGTCCTTTATCAGCGTGACCGCCCAGTGATCCATATTCCGCTCTTTAGCGTCGGCGACAGGTTTTATAGTCTCGGGCCGCTCCCGTACAAATCCGCGACTCGAGAAATCGGCGCGCACCACCTTGGTAAAACCATGCGGCACCGGCGTCACAAGAAGTACGCGCTTGCCTTCATTTGCCACTTCCACGCTGTAAAAATCAATATCGGGTCGCTGCTGGGCCCATGTCACTAACTTGGCCTCAGCCGCCGCATCCATCTCCGCCGATACCAAAGGAATCTCAACGGCTCGCTGTTCGCCGCCAATAATATTCAAGAGGATCGCTAGCTCCTGGGCATAGTTAATCATGGGCGTGGCCGACAGCACAATGATCTTGGCGCCCACGGCATTCTGTAGCAGGCGATACAGTGTGTAGCCACGAGGATAGCGGAACCCTGGACGCTGTCGGCCAATAGGCGTACTCCAGGTGGGCTCCCGCGGTTCGCCGCCCTGGATCAGACGGGACATCGGTTTGCCGCCGATTTCGGAGCCATTGATCGTGCGCACCAAGTTATGCACCTCGTCAATCACGACCACCGCATCGTCAAACATCGACTTGCCCTCCGCAACGCCGGCCGCCGCCAGCTGCGACAGAATCGTGGGCGTGATGCCGTTGTAATGAATGAAACGGAATCGATGGGCCATGTGGGCCTTCTGCTGGTTCAGAATAGAGGCGCGGACTTCAGGCGACAGCTCGTCCCAGTTGGATGGAACATCTGGATTCGGCACCCAGCCGCCGCCCTGCTGGTCTATGAGTTCTTCGGGGAGCCCCAGATACTTTATAAGCCAATTCTTTACAGTGCCGGACGCTGTAAGCTTAATAAAGGCCCAGTGATTGTTGGTGCGCAGCGGATAATAACCACACTTGCCGAGATCCTTGCGATAGTTGCTCGACAGCGTGGCGGGAGTCATGATGTAGATGATCTTTTGGCCGCCCCAATACAGTGCTTCGGCCGCCGCGATCGACGTGCAGGTCTTGCCGGTGCCGAGACCATGATAGACAAGCAGACCGCGATACGGTGTGCCGCGGCTCAAATAGTCACGCACGAAATTCTGGTAGTAGAAGGTTTCGAGCTTGGTGGGACGCTCTTTGCAGGCGTTTTTATTGAGCGGCTTGGGAACCGCTGCCGCTGCCCGGCCCTCTGTAAGTACGCGCTGCAGATAGGGTGAATACTGATTGAAGGCCTGAATAATGAAATCAGGAAAAGAGGCCGATGAAATGGGCCGATATTCATTATCGGCCACATGAGGCATTCCTTCCACAAACTTGTTGTTGGCCACTGTCGCTTCACCATCGCCGGCTTTGACTGTAACCGGTTTAATGATATCAAGGCGCTCTTTGGTACCCGTTAGGCGTGCTTTGAGTTCGCCAGTAAGATCTGCTTCGGCCATGAGAGGCGCATCGCCTGGAACGCCGATCACGACCGCCGGTTTGACTTTTTTATCGACGAGGGCCGATGGAGCGGGACCCCCGGCGACTTCTGCCGTGGCTGCGGCCGAGGCTCCGGCCGTTGGCTTGGCGGGTGGTTTTTTAACTGCTGTTCCTGCTGCTACTGCAGCTCCTTGAGAAACAAGAACGGGCGCCGCTGAAGAAGCTGCAGCCGCGGGTGCGGCCGATTTTGTAATAATAGGATCCAACGATTGATTACGCGCTGGCGCAGCAGCAGGTGGTTTTGCCAAACCAGCACCACCCGCCGCTGTACCCTTTGGTTTTGCTCCCGCGCCACCTGCAGCAGTAAATGATCCTGCCGTTTTATTTATAACAGGCGCCTTTGGCTTGGCCATAGTCTTTTTTCCAATAGGCGTTTCATCACTGCTGTTTGAATCAGCAGCAGCAGCAGCAGCCAATTTACTCGACATCCTCTATAGTCTAACCAGAAATCTGGCCCAGCTGCACGAGCGCCAGCCGGGAAGACTCCTGCTCAGCATCCTTCTTGTTACGCGCCGTCGCCGTTGTCAGCACCGATCCATCCGGCAGCACCACGCCCATAGTGAAAGTCCGATTGTGCAGCGGCCCCTCCGTCGCCACCTCCTTATAGCGGGGCGGCTGATGGTACGTTGCCTGGAAAAAGCGGAGCAGCTGATCCTTGTAATTCGTGTTGGTCGCGATGAGTTCGCCGAAATCAACATGGGTCTCCAACACCTCAATCATCCACTGTTGCACGTACCAAAACGCTGTCTTGGGATCCGTGGCGGCGCGATCCCGGTACATGGAGGCAATCCAGGCTTCTAACATCGATCCCAACATCCGCCGATTGACCCGTCCTCCACACACCTCCTCCATATGGCGCGACATGATGAGCCACGGCGCCATGCCCATCTTGAGAGCCAGTGAGCCGAGGTGTTCGTTATTCACGAGTTCCGATCGGAGGGATGTCCAGAATCCCTCGCCTTCACCGGGGTATCGCCGCTCCAGATACTCGCCCACAATGGCATCGAGGATGCCGTCCCCCACGTACTCGAGGTGCTCATTGTCGGCCGCTTTGAGAGCCATGCAATCAGCCGGTCTCGGCGCAATGAGCTGGCCATCGTGTTGGTCCCGCGCAACAAAGGATTTATGCACACACGCCTGGCGGAAAAGATCCACGCGTTTGGGCGAATATCCTGCAATCCGCGTAATTTCGGACACGGGTATGTCACGATTACTCGGATTCCAGGGATTATAGATTTTAGCGGTGTCAGTCATACTCTATTAGAGTGCTGCGGGTTTAGATTGCTTTTGAGGTCCATTATCTTGCATAACTGTACGTAATCCTTGAGTATAGTTGCATAAACGGGGCTGTTGCAGGGTCTTTGCAGCGCACGCGGCGATGGAGTCATTAGGATACGATCTGCGGTCCATGATGTTGCGATTAGTGCGGTCCTGCATATCTTTCTAATAAAGAAACACGGCGACTCATAGAGTTTCTGCAAAAAGGGTGCTGTAAAATCAATTGTATGGAGTGTTACCGGTTTCTGCGAATGTGTTATGGAACAACAGGCTTTCCTACCTTGCCATAGAACCAGTGTGCTCATTTGCAGATGAAATGTAGAAAGCAGATTGAGTCCCTCAAAAAACATGCTATAGACATGTTCATCGGGAATATAGGATCTGCCAAACACCTGCCGAATCATTGGAAATTCAGCAGTTAATGCCGCCACATGCCGACGCGTCAAGATGCACCATTGATAGGTGAGCGAATAACGCAACGGATGAGGCCATGCAGTCCGCTGTATCAGAGGCATGAACGCAGTTCCGTCGTGTTTATCGTTATAGTACATGTAGCCCTTGTCATCGGCCGTGAGTTTTTTGTATAAGTAGGGGAATGTGTAGAGCGGCAGTGCATCACCCGATAGCAGCACACATTTGCAAACATCTGGATCCTTACAGGCCTCTTCAAAAAGCGCCTGCTGAACCTCTACGAGACTGAAGGCGCCCCATGCGGTGGGCTGGGTGGGAATAATCCGACAGGACGGTAGCATCGTCGCTGTAATTCCATTTACTGTATGCAGTACTGTACAAAATTGCTCAGCGGATGCATCTTGAAAAAAGCGGCGCCAAATATTCGCATGAACGATATCGCCGTAGGACATAAAACAAAATGCAATTTTCATTACCCTATTCACAGAGTCGGTTTCAATTGAAGTGCAGTAACTAGCGTGTCGGCAACCTTCGGGCCGAGCTTCTTGCCGCCGACTACTAGATTGCCGATCTCGGCCGACGACATCGTCGCCAGCTCACCAATTGATTTCACCGCAAGAAGTGCGGTCACGCGTTTCGGCCCCAGGCCTGGTACGGCACCCAGCATGGCGGCCGCGGTGGAATCCGCCGTCTTGTTGGCCTTTTTTACAGTGGAGAGCGCCGCGGTGAAGCCCGTCATGGCCGCCGTTGCGGCTCCTTCAGAGTCCGGCTGAAATACGGTGGGATCATCTGTGAGCTGGGCCAGCAGTGTCTGACACCAGCGCGCTGTATCGTTGATGGAATCCGCTGCGAGTACTGGGAGGCCGTATCGGAGGGTGAGCCGGGTCACGAGCCGTTTGAGCTGCCCCTGGGTGAGCCGCGTGCATCCCACCGGCGTTGCATCGGAGGGCGCCCAGAGACCCTCCAACATATATAGAACAGCAACGCCGGATCCACGCACGGCTAAAAGGCGGGCCCGCTGCTCTCGATAGCGACCATCCTGGTTGCTCGCGGCAAAATCGGCATGGCTCTTGCGCTCAATTACGAGCAGTGGTTCTCCTTCATTATTCTGTATCAGGATATCGCCGACGTCGAGTGCCGCCGTTGTGTAAGGAACACCGAGGCGACCGAGGGCCTCACAGAGGCGCGCTTCGCGAACGTCCAGAATCAGCATCACCGGCGTCAAAGTAGCCGTACCCAGCGTGTTCGCCATGCTTGACCGTATCGTCTGTCTCTGCCTTTATGCTAAGGAGTGCATAGGATCTGTCAAGAGCCGCACGATCGCCCGTTTTCATAAAGGCATGCAGGATATCGGCCAATGCCTCGCTCTTGAGCAGGCGCACGCGCTCATCGCCGCCGTCCTCTTCAATCTCCCAGTAGGCCCTATAGGGAGCGGGCACCTCAAAGACCGCCAGTTCCGAGGATGGCCCTGAGCACCATTCCGAACCCTTTTCCTCAAAGATGGCGATCGCCGTCGCGTTGCAGCGAATCGACTGGGGCCCCAAGTGGAAGAGCGCCTTGTAGGTGTCCAGAGTTTGGCCCGTGCGCTTCTTATACTCCGCCAAGAAGGCTTCGGAAAAGACGAAACCGTCGCCATAGCAGTTATTGTAGAGAACCTTCATTGTGTCTGACATCGTACTCAGTATCGACCCGCGACCAACGCGATGTCAAGTTTATATATGCTGGCTATCTAGGATGGATATTGAGAGTGCCGTTATAGAGATCGTCAAACGCACGGCCTCATTAAAGCATGTTATCGCCGCCTACAAGTATGCCGATCCGGCCTCCAATGACATGCTCGCAGCTACGAAGCCCATCGAGATCCAGGTGCTCCCTTTGAAACCTCTCATGCGCGTCGGCACGGTGGGCGACGGCAACTGTTTGCTACATGCGATTCTCTTCTCCTCCTCTCCGACCTATCGCGCCCATAATAAGATCAGCCGCACCAAGATTTCCGATGCATTTCGTAATATTCTTGTAGCACGCGAAGAGGAGCTGCTCGATTTGGCGGATACCTTTTATGCGGAGGCGGGTGGCGCGGCGGCTCTTGTGGAATCCTTTGAAATTCTCAAAGGCAAGCGCGAAGAGATCAGCCTAGAGATGGGGCCCATCATTGCCCGCCTCTTCGGATCCAATCTGTTAGCGATTCAAGTAAAGGAGGATATTAGCCTGAAACCGGCCACCGTCACTATGACCAACTACGATCCGACACTGCCCACGATTGTTGTCAATTACATTGGCGGCGGGCTCAATTTTGGGAATGCCAATTTCCAATCGGGCGGCCACTACGAGGTCATCATTGCGGGCGTGGTAGCTGCTGCGTCCTCTTCTTCCTCTTCTTCTTCCTCCGAAAAGAGCGTTGGAAAGGCTGTGGGAGGTGCAGGAGCCGCCTCAGCAGGAAAAACATCAGCACGGCGGAAAACCGTTAAAAAGAAGAAGGCTGCGCCCAAGACCTTTACACTGAATGAAGTCGCCACCAAATACATTTTCCAACCAGAGGATCCCGACTTGGCGCATATTCTGGACCTGTTCAAGGAAGTGCCGTAATATCCTCGGACCTTTCCGTTACTTCATCCATCTGTTTATGATAACTCCGTATCATTGTTTCTTTGATGAGATGTCCGGAGTTATCCATGTTGGCCACACTCAAAAAGACAAACTCCGAACAGTCTGCCTTTTTCACGTGTGCATCGAACCAGGCTATTGCAGAATCTCGGATTTTATGAATTGCAATGACGCGCCGCGCACCAGTGCAAATCAGATAATAGTCGGACCCCATCTATTTGTCAAACTCAGTTTTGAAATGGCTGCGCATCCGTCTTATACCACTGTTCGTGATCAAAGGTGGGGCCGAACATGCGCTCCATGTTGGGAACGGGGCCGTAATAGGGATCGCGCAACTGGCGATCGTTGATACCGCCGGAAGTAGCCCAGTCCTCGGGAAAATAGGGATCAATCGCATCTTTTACCACGATGGCCTCGCGATTATTGAACCGAATATCCACCGCGTCGCTCGCCATATCCACGACGCGATCATCGACAGGCGGTGTATAATACTCATTATCCTGCTTGCGGCGCAGCGGCCGGAGCTCATTGACCTCCCACTGGTTCGGCCCCACCTTGGTCACGATGGGCTCATAGTTGGGATCGGATTCATAGGCCTTGGCCACCATAGCGGCCACCTCCTTGGCCTCGCGACTCAGATGACAGTCGAGGTCCGGATCCTGCTCCTCGACGGGCTTTTCGCCGTATCGCGCGGTCGCCTCACGGGCGATTTCAGACGCCGTGGGCTCCGAAAACACGATCGACTTTAGGTCGCCATCCGCCGTAAAGCCCTCCGCGATCTGCCCGTACTTGGCCCGCCGCTCATCCGACGAATAGGGCAGTGTCGGCCAATCGAAGCTCCGCTTGTCCAGAATCAGGTTGAAATTCTGGCGGGGTACCTCCATGCGCCCGTTGCGCTCGTAGCCAAAAATACGGGAAAACTCATAGTCATCGACCTTGTTGATCGGAGTCTTGGCCCACAGCTGTTCATTGGCATCCTCTGGCCGCTCCAGGACTTCGACCTCACGGGCCCCCTTGAGGATAGGCAGCGCACACCGATTTACATCCCCGTTTCCATGCCACCATTGTTGGAACGAATTCATATCGGGGAAGATCTGCCCCGATGGCTGAATCTGCAGCGTCCCGTCTGCAAGACGAATAATCTCCGTGGGACATCCGCTCGAGCCAAAGATCATATAGCCAACCATTACTGCGACTGCCAGTAGGCATAGAATACTGACAATCATAAGGGGCGATGTCGCCGTACTAGCGGTCCCAAAACTTCCAGCATTTGCCTTTAACATGTCCTCTTCTTTGTGCGGCGTAATTTACTGGACCATTCAATAGAGAGGATGCCTAGACACCGCGTCACGCAAAAACACCACAGGGGACGCGTACTCCATATCAAGTCAGCATCTCCACGCCATCTCCGGGCCATGAATATGTTACTGGATCGGGGCCCCTCAACATTACTCCTAGTCTTCCGGAATGATTGTCCGCACTGTGTTACGTTCAAACCTATTTGGGAAGATCTATGTAAGACTAGGGGACGGAAGGCCAACATGATAAGCATGGAGAGCAACGTGTATAGTCAAACGGAGTTGTCGCAAAAGAACCCTGTCTCGGCGGTTCCCACGGTGCTGCTCGTGGGTCCGAAAGGAGAGATTCAAGAGGTGCCGGATCCTCGCCAGAAGGTTAATATGAAGAATTTAATACAGATGACGCCGGCGTCGGCCACGCCGAATGAGATCGCTCCGCCGATGGAGCCGAATCGTGTGATCACACAGAGAAAGGCGGAGGCTGCACCACCAAAAGCTGCACCTCCCTCTCAGATGCTTCAACAGGCGCTCTCTGGCTCTAAAGAAATTAATCCTATTGTTCCATTAACCGCAAGGACTACTGAACAAAAGGCTGAAGTAGCTCCTCTGGCATCAGAAACATCTCTCGAATCAGAAACATCACTGCTATCGGCATCATCTGATTTATTCAAAGCAGTTACACCTGCTAAGCCAAAGTCACAGCCCGTTAGCCAGATTCCAGGGACACAAATTATGGTGAATCCGTTGTTGCCTGTTCCTGCAACGCCTATTTCTTCGCAGCCAATGTCTGAGATGTCTCCACTTCCGGTTCAGCAACCACAGGCGCCTCAGCAACCACAGGCGCCTCAGCAACCACAGGCGCCTCAGCAACCATTGGTCGAACAGCCAGTTAAACTCACGCATCAAGGAATCCCTCCCATCGGCCAAGTCCCTCTACAGACACCTCATCAGGGCGTCCCTCCTATTGGCCAGATGCCTCAACGAGGCGGCGGCCCCTGGTCAGCCTTCCTCCAAGTTGCCAGCCAGGCGGCTCCCGCGGCTGCACTCCTCGGTGCCTATGCAATGCTGCCCGGCAAGCGCTCCTCTGGCTTAGGTCCAGCCGTCCGTCGAACCCGCCGTAAGGCCAAGGCCAAGGCCTAACAGAAAAGGCGAAGCCAACTAAATTTGACCCCCTGCTACTCTGAGAGCAGCATCAATAGCAACCATGACAGCTCTCACATTCCAAATTATAGGCGCCTCTGCAAAAGATGCAGCGGGCGCCTATCAGATCACTCTCTTCGGCTCGACGGCAGAAGGCAAGTCCGTAAGCCTGGCCATCTCCGGATTCAAGCCCTTCTTCTACGTGGAGCTTCCCGCCACCTGGAACGCCAAACAGCAGCTGACCTACCGATCCTGGCTCCTCTCCTCCTTAAATGAGAAGGAGCAGGCCGGCATCGGCTTCACTGTAGAGCGCCACAAGAGCTTCTGGGATTTCACAAACAATGCCACCTTCCCCTTTCTCAAAATCGAGACCGACTCCAAGCGCCTCTGGACGCGTCTCCGGGATCTTTGTCAGGATGCTGAGACGGCGATACCCATACCGTACAACGGTACCACTCTTCGTGTCTTCGAGGCCAACATCGATCCCATGCTGCGCTTCTTCCACATTCGCGAGCTCAAGCCGGCAGGGTGGGCCACGGTGGCCGCCGATCGCTGGGAAGAAGTCGAGGACGCAACCACGACGGCGGCCCTTCAGGGAACTACAGAGGCCGCCGATGTAGGACCTGCGACCGATGCAGTGCAAATGACTTCGGCGCCCCTCAAGGTGCTCTCCTGGGACATTGAATGTACGAGCAGCCACGGGGACTTTCCACTCGCAATCAAGACCTGGCGCAAACCGGCCCGCGAACTCGTGGAGGCCGACTGCACGACCTGGGAGCATGCCTGGCCTCGCCTGCTGGTCGCGATTCAGGCCGCCACGGTAGCCATCAGTCGCGTCTATTTGTCGGCCACGGGGCCCGCCGAGATCGCCGCCGCCGCACCGGCTCTGCAAAAGGCCTGGCCCGCCGACGGCTTTCACGGCGACGACGCGATTGACCGCTTCGACGCCCTCTTATCCAAGTATCTGCCGCCGCCCGAGGGCGACCCTATCATCCAGATCGGCTCTGTCTTGTCAGTCGCAGGCAAGCCCGTCCGCAAGGATATCTTTGTCCTCGGCTCCTGTACCAAGCTGCCACCCCAGGGAGGCATCGAGACCCACACGCACTCACTCGGATCCGAGGGGGCCCTGATCAGGGGCTGGTGTAAGCTGGTTGGAGAGCTCGATCCCGACATTCTGGTGGGCTACAATATCTTCGGCTTTGACGACAAGTATCTCTGGGACCGTGCTACCATAAACCATTGCAATCGCGCCTTTCTCTCCTTCGGCCGCGTCACCGACCAGCCCGTGCGGCTCCAAGAGAAACGCCTCAGCTCCTCCGCGATGGGCGACAATACCTTTCACGTCATCAGCGGTGTCGGTCGCCTCCACATTGATCTGATGGCCTATGTCAAGCGCAATGCCGTTCTCGACTCCTACAGCCTCGACAATGTGACCGCCACCTACATGTCGGGTGCCGTCACAGGGTCTGTTACAAAGAGCACAACTGATTCCATATGGATCGTGCCCACGAAGAGCACCAAGGGCACCGTCGCCGGTCGCTACATTGTGCTCATGGACGATGAAAACGACGTCATCGGCGACAAGCTCGAGATCGTCGCCGTGGAGTACAAGGCTCTGCACGTCCGTATCACCGATGGGGGCGATTCTCTGCGAGATGCCGCCTTGCCGCCCTCGCGCTGGTCGCAGTCCAAGGACGATGTCAGCCCCAAGGAGATCTTTGCGCTTCATGCCAAGGGACCCGCAGATCGAGCCAAGGTCGCCAAGTACTGCTTACAGGATTGCGACCTCGTCATGGAGCTCCTCCAAAAGCTCGAGGTGATCAACAATGCCATGGCGATGGCGAATGTCTGCTGGGTGCCCGTCGAATTCATCTTTACACGCGGCCAGGGCATCAAGTCCGAGTCGCTTGTCTTCTATGAATGTAGAGCCGAGGGCCAGCTCATTCCCGTGCTCCCCGCACCGCCCCGCCTCAAGACCGAAGCGGAGCTCGACCTGGGTCTCGCCGAGGTGCCCGAGATTATTAGCGATGATACGGAGGGCTACGAAGGCGCCATCGTGTTGGACCCGCTCTCCGGCATCTATCTGGACGATGATCCCGTCGCCGCGCTCGACTTCAGCAGTCTGTATCCCTCCTCCGAGATCTCGGAGAATCTCAGTCACGATTCGATCGTATGGGTCAAGGATTATGACCTGAAGGGCGGCTTTGTCTGTCTCAAAGAGGGCGCCGACACCTACGACAATCTCGAAGGTTGGGACTATCTGAATGTCGAGTATGACATTCTGAAACCCGATCCGGCCGATAAGCGCAAACATCCTGCTCTCAAGCCGGCCGGTCGGCGTGTCTGTCGGTTCGCCCAGCCGCGACTTAGTACTCAGAAGAGTACTTTACCAAAGATCCTTCAGAAGCTTCTGAGCAAGCGCAAGGCCACCCGCAAGTTGGCTGAAAAGGAGACGGATGATTTCCGCAAAGCCCTGCTGGATGCCCTGCAACTGGCCTACAAGCTCACGGCCAATTCGCTGTACGGCCAGCTGGGATCTAACACCTCCAAGATTCGCCGCAAGTGCGTGGCGGCCTCGACGACGGCGCATGGGCGCGACCAGATTCTGTTTAGCAAGGCGTGTATCGAACAGGCGTATGGACCGGCTGCGGGGGATCCACGGTGCGCGGCTGTCTGCGTATATGGGGACACAGATTCGCTGTTTATCGCGTTCCGCCCTCTTAATCCTGAAACAGGCGAACGGCTGGTGGGGAAACCCGCACTGGCCGCGGCCAAGGCGCTGGCTGAAGAGGCTGGTCACAAGATCTCAGGCGCTCTCAAACCGCCGCACGACTTTGAATTCGACAAGATGTTCCGCTGCTTCTGCCTGTTGTCCAAGAAGCGCTACGTGGGTGACATGACCGAGGGCGGTCTCGAAGATTCGGATTATCACCGCAAGTCGATGGGGATCGTGATGAAGCGCCGCGACAATGCACCCATTGTCAAATACGTCTATGGCGGTGCGATCGAGCGCATCTTGGCCCAGCGCAACATCGTAGATGCCTTTGCCTTTGTGCGATCCGCGGCCAGCGATCTTCTGGCCGGTAAGTTTCCCACAAAGCGGCTCACCATCACCAAGTCGCTCAAGGCCGAGTACAAGCTCGTGCCGGCCCACAAAATCCTCGCCGACCGGATCGGCAAGCGCGACCCAGGCAACAAGCCCGCCTCGAATGATCGCATTCCCTTTGTCTATGTGATGCAGCCCTCGGGTCGTTCGTGGCCCAAAACGGCGAGCCAGGGCGAACGCATCGAGATGCCGTCCTACATGCGCGAAAAGGGACTCAAGCCCGACTACATCTTCTACATTACGAACCAGATCGCGAAGCCCATCGCCCAGGTGTTTGGTCTCGTGGTCGATCAGCTTCCAGGTGTCAAGCCGCATCAGCTCGCTGCAGCCAAGACACCTGCTGCTAAAGAGGCGTTGGCCGAAGAGCTGCTATTCGGTGATCTGCTGCGGGATGCTCAGCGTGTGGCGGCGGGCCAGTCGGACCTACGATCCTTCTTTGCAGCAAAGAAATAAATTTATCGTACAGCAATGCCAAGACCCGCTTCAGTAGAAGAACCACCTATCTGTGTGGCCCATGTAACAGTACCAGATGAATCGTATTTTACAATAAATCCATCAACGATAGTTGCAGTAAGAGTTGCTCCAGATGAGCCATCAGAATTATAGAATATTGTTGTCCCCTGAAAATATCCTGTTGCAAGAATATTATTTGCACTGTCAATCGCTATGCCATTCCCCTGATCACCAGAAGAACCACTAATCTTCGTGACCCATGTAATAGTACCCGAAGAATTGTATTTTACAATAAATCCATCGCTGTCGCCAGTTGCAGTAAGAGTTGCTCCAGTTGATCCATTGGAATTATAAAATGTTGCTGTCCCCTGAAAATACCCTGTTACAAGAACATTGTTTGCACTGTCAATCGCTATGCCCCTCCCCTCATCAGTAGAAGAACCACCCATTTTTGTGGCCCATGTAATAGTACCCGAAGAATTGTATTTTACAATAAATCCATCGGTACTACCAGTTGCAGTAAGAGTTGCTCCAGATGAGCCATCAGAATTATAGAATATTGTTGTCCCCCGAAAATATCCTGTTGCAAGAATATTATTTTCACTGTCAATCGCAATCCCATTCCCCGCATCAGCTTGTGAACCGCCTATCTTTGTAGCCCATGTAACAGTACCAGACGTATCGTATTTTACAATAAATGCATCGGTGCTACCAGCTGCAGTAAGAGTTACTCCAGATGAGCCATCGGAATTATAGAATGTTGCTGTCCCCTGAAAATATCCTGTTGCAAGAACATTGTTTGCACTGTCAGTCGCTATGCCAATCCCAGTATCAGTAGAAGAACCACTAATCTTTGTGACCCATGTAACAGTACCCGAAGAATCGTATTTGACAATAAATCCATCAATGCTGGTTGCAGTAAGAGTTGCTCCAGAAGATCCATCAGAATTATAGAATGTTGTTGTTCCCTGAAAATACCCTGTTGCAAGAATATTGTTTGCACTGTCAATCGCTATGCCATTCCCCTGATCACCAGAAGAACCACCTATCTTTGTGGCCCATGTAACAGTACCAGATGAATCGTATTTTACAATAATTCCATCATTGCCAGTTGCAGTAAGAGTTGCCCCAGATGATCCATCAGAATTATAGATTGTTACTGCCCCATTAACAGTCCCTGATACCAAAATATTGTTTTCACTGTCAATCGCTATGCCATACACAGTATCACTAGAAGAACCACTAATCTTCGTGGCCCATGTAACATCACCCGAAGAATTGTATTTTACAATGAATCCATCAGTGCTACCAGTTGCAGTAAGAGTTGCTCCGGGTGATCCATCAGAATTATAGAATGTTGCTGTCCCCAGAAAATATCCTGATGCAAGAACATTGTTTGTAGAACTAGAAGATAAAGTAACGCACGCGCATGGTACATCTGTTGTAACACCATTCACAGTCTGATTAAAGAAGATGGTCCGCCCAAGTCGCTTTTGTAACCAGTGCGAATAATCCATATTCGTCTGCACTCCTCCATCGGATTCCTGACCCTGAATCTTCTGTCGCATACGAGCGGTTCGGGCTGTTGCACTAGTATCTCTATTCATTCTATTAAATGTTCATATAATATGCAATAATCTTAAGAACCGCCGGACAATTTGCCGAGGCCTTCTTTTCTCCAAAATGACCGCCCTCAATAAGGAATGCTGGATCTCGTCTTTTCGGGGCGCAACATGTTTATGCTCTACATTGTGATCGCCGGCCGGTTTCTGGATCCACTCCTGCCCTGTCATTCCGTGCGTCTCTTCGAGGGCTCCCAGCTTCTCCGCCACCTCCTTGGATTTCTAACACTCGTCTTCTTCGCTGTCGTCGCGGACACCGAACTAGACGGTTATATGCCGCTGGGCACGGTCCTGGCCTCCAGTGTCATCATTTACTTTTGGTTCTTGATCTCGAGCCGCATGACGGCCAACTGGTGGATCGGCCTGGTGATTATGCTAGCCGCCGTCTATCTGATCAGCTTGTACGAAGAGCGCCAACAGAAGGAGGACCCCGAGCTCGCCAAGACCCTCGACCTCGTCAAGACGGGGGCTATCGGTACCTCTCTTGTGCTGACCCTCTTTGGCTTCTTGATCTATGTGGGTGAGAAGAAGCTCGAATACAAGAATGATTTCAATTACCAGACCCTGTTGCTGGGCACGGCGATGTGCAAGGACACGCCCAGCAAGATAGGCTACTGGGATTCTCTGAAGGCGGCCTTCCTGGCCAAGCCGTGGATCGCCCCGATGCGCGGCGGCGGCCTCGAGACGATGGCTTCCACGCTAATGGCGAACCCCGATTTTGTGGAGACTACGCGGGCCTCTACGCTGAGCTAGTCTTCTTGCGGGTGCGCCGTCTCTTTTCAGAGGAAGAGGCTCTGGCAGCAAAGGCTCGCAGACCAGATAGCCCAGGAAGTGTGATCGCGGCAACAGGGCCCCAGCCCCCCGCCGGTTTCTGATACCGCGCCACTTCTACGGCGATCTCATCCTGTCGCTCGGCAATCGCAAGATCTAATGCTGACTGTCCTTCCCGTGTTCGTAACAGCGGATCTGTAATAGCGGCCAGCACTGTCACGACCTCCCGTTTTTGTTCAAGAATTCCCACCATAAGGGGTGTTAGTCCGCCCTTATTTTGAGCATTCGGATCGGCTCCTGCAGCCAACAGAATAGGAATCGCCGCCGCATTTCCTTGAAACGCGGCTGAATGGAGCGGTGTATCGCCTTCCTGGGTTGTGACCGTGGGTGTAAGCCCCATCTTGAGGATGTCACCCAGAAGACCAATCATATCTTCACTCTCTGCGACCACGTGCAGAACCGTATCGCCCGACAATAAAGGAATCCGCAGGTCCGCGCCCGCCGCCAACAGATCGCGACAGACGCCCTCCTGTTCATCATCGGCGGCTCTGTACAGGGCCGTGGCGCCCCAGAGATCGCGGCCATTTACGGCGGCCCCTCGTCCAAGGAGCGCAGCGACTGCCGCTCTGTGTCCCTGCGCTGCCGCCGCCCCCAGTGGTGTATATTGTGTCTTGTAATAGACTGCATTTACATCAGGAATCGCGGCTATCGCAGCCGCAAGACGATCGTGACCAGGCCGCCGCATGCCTAACAGATGCATGAGCTGTGTAAGAGGATCCGCGGCCCCTCGGCGCTCTGATTGACGGGCAGACGATGCCCGCCTGTGATGCATGACCGCATCTACTATGGCCCTGATCTCCGCCATGACCGGCACTTGACTTTCTGTCAGATCCTTCTGCTGAGAGACCCATTCCTGAGCTCCTTCGAAAAAATCGAAGGCCGTGTCACTATAAAATTCCGACACATCTCGTCCAGGAAAGGCCGACGCCAGTAGCGCTTTAACGGCATCCTCTTCCGTCTTCAGCGTCCGACACAGAAAACTGTAGTAGATACCCGGCTTCTTTTCAAAGAGAATGGCCTGCGGAACCGCCTTGTGCGGTTTCATGATCGAGCCGGCGAGAGCCTTTTCCATGCCATTATAACTTGTCTGGTATCGTTCTGGTCCCTCTTTCTCTGGGTGACGCACAAAGTGCGGCGTTGGGATTGGAAAAATGCCGGTAGGTTCTACTGCGCGGTCGCGATCAAATGTAATATCATAGATGAGCGCAGGATACGGTTGGCCCTCCTTGTAAATACGCAGATGGCGATTTACGAGGGTTTCCAGTGCCTTCTTGTGCCGAACCGGATTTCTAAATAGGCGTCGATTGTCGGGATTTGACAGAGCCTCGTACAAGGGCCAGTGGATAATGCCCGATTCGCCTGCCCGCTCCGAGAGCACGAGCATGCAGCCCGGTGGCACAACGGCTCTATCGGCCCCAAAGTCTTCGAGACCATGACCTAACACGACATAACTCGGCATCCCTACTCTGGTGTCTGTTTTCGGAGGGCAGGACACAGACGATGACGCCCTGTTAGTACAAAGAGAGGCGCGTAGGGGCCGAAAAAGAGACCATGAGTGCCGTGGCTCACGATAGCACGTTGTCGTTCTGTCGCTTCTTTCCCACGTGAGACCCAGTATCCATGGCCGGAACCAAAGATAAGACCTCCCACCATGGTTGCCTGGAGATAACGGAGAGCTGCATGCGTCATTTAGGTAGGGCCCACAAAAGGTGATGGTTGTGCTGACCGCCCCCCTAGGTCGTACGATGACGTCAAGACATGGTCTCACAAATGTTGGGAATACCTGCTATCTTAATAGCGCCTGCCAGGCACTCTTCCGAACCAAGACGTTCGTAGAGTACTTCGGCACCGATGCCTGGACCGCCCACCGCCATCCCGATCGACGGGGCCACGACCTCACTAGCCAGGTCAGTGAGATAGTGACCATGATGCAGACGCCAGGGGGCGGCAGCATTCGACCCGCCGCCTTTGTCAAGGCCTTTGTGCCGATTGCCCATGAATTCGATGAAGAAATCCGCCCCGGTCGTCAGGGCTGCGCCGGCGTGGCCATCCAGGTGCTGCTGGACACGCTGCATACCCAACAGAGTCGCGAGGTTACGATGCGGATTCGCGGCGAGGCGGTCACGGCCGATCAGAAGGAGGTCATCAAGAGCCACGAGAGCTGGGCCGCCTTCTTTCGCAAGGAGTATTCGCCCCTCTTGACGCCCTTCTATGGCCAGACACAGAACAAGATCGTCTGCAAGGAATGCGGCAACTGTTCGACCACCTACCAGCCCTGGAGCATCTTGAAGGTGCCCGTGGCGAATGGCGATGTGGAGGGCGCTGCGGCTCCCACGCTGGTGGAGTGCATTCGCGAGGAGCTTAAAACGGAGACGATCGATGATTACGCCTGCGAGACCTGCGACAAGAAAGGGCCGGCAGTCAAGGAGCATTCGATCAGTAAATTCCCGACACACCTCATTCTGCATATTAAGCGCACCACCAAGACAAACCGAAAGATTCGTTGCCGAATTCCCTATGATCCGGATAATATCGGCCTTGGCGAATTCTGCGCCTGGCCCTCCATCCAGGGCGCACCGGCGTACCGTGTCTCATCCACCATCGAGCACATGGGCGGTGCCACCGGTGGCCATTATGCCATGCGCCACCGTGACGCCGATGGCTGGTTCCTCTACGACGATTCTGCTGTCTATCCTTCTCCGACAGGGGGCGCCGCGAGCCCCGACACGTACATACTGGTTCTGGAACGCAGCAACTAACAAATCTGTTTCATACGATAGAGAAGATGAATATGTCGCAGCAAGGTATGGCGCCACCGTCTATCGCGTCGGTATCCGGATCCGCGAGCAGCAGCAGCAGTGGCTCCTCTTTTGATATGATGGGCCTATTCTCGGGCTGGGGCGGTGCCCTAATCGCCCTTCTCGTGCTGCTCGTCGTGTTTGTTGTGTATTACCAGACAATTGGCTATTATATTCAGCTGGGCTGGGATAAGCTGACCTGGAGCCGACAGCACGGAGAGCGAATTGATATCCAGGTACCGGGTGGGCTCTCGGCGGAGCTCACGGCACCGGCACCCGCAGGATCCGCGGCGGGCGCTCCCATGGGAACGGGTCTCGGCGCTGTTCTGAGCAATCTCGAAACGGATGTAGAGTCGGCCTTAGGAGGGGCCACGGGAGGGTCCAAACAGGTCTTTAACGTGAGCCGCAATGTCTATCGCTTCTCGGAGGCGGAGCCGCTGTGCCGCGCCTTTGGTGCCGAGCTGGCCACCTATGATCAGGTCAAGGACGCTTACAAGGCGGGGGCCGATTGGTGCAACTATGGCTGGGTGAAGGGGCAGTTGGCCGTCTATCCTACGCAAAAGGGTACGTACGATAAACTCCAAAAGGGGCCAAAGGAGGACCGCATGTCGTGCGGCCTTCCCGGTGTAAATGGAGGCTATTTCCCGAATGAGGACCAGCGCTTTGGCGTCAATTGCTATGGCCCACGCCCGGCAGAGACTGCGCTGGATGCACGGCTTGAGCGTGAAGAAAAGTCGGACATTGCCTTTGATCGGCAGGTGAATGACTTTAAGGCGGAGCTGGAGAGCATCGCTGTTGCGCCGTGGTCGGGCGGACAGTGGTCTAACTAGAGCTCTAAATCTCCTCCTCCGATCCCTCTGGATCGGACTGAAGTAAGAATGGTTCCTCTTTTTCTACAATCGCCATGGATCGACGCACCCAGAACGGCAAGAGAATTGTAATATCCTCTCGCCATCCCTCCACCGACGCCTCCCAGATGTGCCGATCAAATCCAAACACACGATCCAACACCTCTCGCTGCCATCGCTCCTCCGTGAAGGTTTTATCCAGCCAGTCCATCCAAACACCTTCGTGATACTCGGACCAGTCATCGGGGGTGCTAGAAATCCGAGACGAATAGGGGATCTGAAAGCGGGACTTACGATGTCGCTGGACCAGATAATTGAGTATCTGACGAACAATTGCGGTGGGCTTCATTTCTAGCTCCGCTCCTGATTCTCGAAGGAGCCGCATAAAACAGCCGACAACGTCTTCGATGTCGCGGGCCGCGCATTCGCCGTATTCATTTGTAGCAATAAGGGAGTTCCAAATATGACGGTCCATTACTACTATTCTGCAAGGCCGCTTTAGCCGCTAGTAATATTGAGGGAAATATGCACGCAGGCCTGCATAGACAACGCCGAAGACCACCGCATGGACAAGGATAGAGGTCACGCTGGTCTGTCCCGAGTTGAAGACACCGTTGGACATCGGGGGAAGTGTCAGAAGCAGGCCGGGACTCAGCAGAACAAACAGGATAATCGGAACGATGACGTTGAGGTTCATTATACAGAGGGCGATTATTTTAACGCGGCTTCCTTTGCCGTCTTTTTGAGGGCCTCCGTCTCCTTTGTCTCACGGTGGTCGTGCATCCATTTGATGAGCGACTGCGCTTGAGTCGCGGAAAGTCGTGCCTGGGCCGCCCAGGCCACCGCCTCCTTCTCAAAATAGCCCCAGGTCAAGGCCGCGGGATGTGACTTCTTCTGCAGCGTCAAAGACGCTCCCGACACCTGAATCGTGGATTTATCGAGCCGCATCTCCTTCATGAGAGCAATCGCATCGGCCTCGTGTTTGGTCTTAAGGGCCCGCGCATTAGACGCCTGTGCCGTATGCGTTTCAACGAGATTGTCCATATGAATCCAGGCGCGGACGGCCTCAATGAGACGCTGTTTGGATCCCGATGCAGGATCTGTTGCAACCACCGCTAGCTTCTTAGGATCCAATATCGGCTTCTTAGGATCCAATATCGGCTTCTTAGGATCCATCCCTACAGGGTCCGAACCTTCTTAGGGGATAAGTCTGGCCGCGATGGCGATTGGATGAGAGCCCGATCCGGAGATTGATTCTGATCGAAGCACAATGACGCATGTAGCGACTGTGCAGAACAGAAGGACAAGAAACAGAATAGCCACGCCCACGATCCAGGGGAAGATGGTGTTCAATATATGCCGGACGACAGGATCAATAAATTTCTGCAGCACGAGCTGCTGTGTAGGCTTCTTTTCAAAGCCCGATACCCATTTATCGGCGATTTCGAGCCCGAATGCCTGAAGGGAGGAGCGGGCTTTTGCCTCTTTTTCTTTATCGATCATTGCTTTTATTGCTGCTGGTTGCGGTTTTATAGACAGGTGCAGAACGTAGCCCCCAGGTAAGATGCCATTGCAAGCACCCAAGAAAAATCAGGCCACCGGTGTCTATGAACTGGCTCTGTCACCGCCTCTGAAGTCTCCTAGTCTCGTGCGTGATGTAAATACATGGGCACTAACACCTGAATGGGTGTCCTGGGGTTCCACCACTCGTGCCGCCCTCCTCGGCGAACTCTTGAGCCACGGCTCCTGGTTTTCCCGACCTCCCCGGCGAGACACCCTAGAGCCCCTGTTTGCTCCTTGGACAGGCCGACGATCCTCCGAACCCGATGAACAGTTCTTCTGCAAGCAGCCCGATTGCAGCCCCGGATCTGCGACCTGGCTGCTGATGGGGCTGACTATGACTGCCACCGCGATCGCTCCCGTCTGGGCGATCGCCGATTTCACCGCCGCCCCGGAAGAGGACCGTATCTCACTGTTTGGAGATGGTGAGACGGTGGATGGCAGCGGTGAGGAGGATGAGAAGGAGATCCATCTAGAGGAGATTGAGGCCGCCTCTCCGGCAGCCCCTGTCAAGATGCGGAATCGCGAATGGGAGGCCCGCAAGTTTATGGCAAAGGAACGCGTCCGAGAGGCGCGACTCAAGTCCCAGATTGCCGAACGGATTGCCATTAAGGAGGAATCCCGGTTCTATGCCCAGTTTGGCGATCTGGAGGACGGTGAATCTCATTTCAGCGAATACGATTTGACGGACGACGAGGATGAGGAGTCGATCGCGAGTTCGCCGTCTCAGCCATAACAATTTTCATGCTTCTCATCAGAACATGGACCAGAACTTGCTTGTTGGTGCAGTCGTTGTTGTGCTTTTACTTGTTGCGGCCAACTACTATTTACCGCAGATCAAGGCGCTGCTTGGCGTGGCGGGTATTGAGTTGTTTAAGGGATCTCAGGGCGCTGGATCTAAGAGTCGTACCGTCAGCACGGCGCCTGGTCGCAATCCCGCTGTTGGAGCGCGTGATGCCGCTAAGGAGGGGTTTATCGCCCATGCGAACAAGCACGTGAAGCCGGCCAACGGTGGTAAGGAGGGCTTTGCCGACTTTGCCAGCATCGGCGATGGCAACATGGGGACCATCCCGATGGCCGCCAGCCAGAAGCCCCAGGGCTGCTACCCCCGCGAACACATCAACCCCGTCGAGCTTCTGCCCTCTGACCCGAACTCGCAGTGGGCGCAGGTGAATCCCACGGGCGCGGGCGACATCCACGGTAAGAACTTTCTGTCGTCGGGCGCACTCATCGGTATCAACACGATCGGCCAGTCTCTCCGTAACGCGAACCTCCAGCTCCGCGCCGAGCCGCCGTGCCCGCAGGTCCAGGTCGGCCCGTGGAACTGCAGTACCATCGAACCCGATTTAAGTCGCCGTCCTCTCGAGTAAATAGAGTTATAACTCTCACTTTCTAAATTAAGATATAAGAAATGTCTTAATTTATAACGGATCAGTAAGGCAATGAGTAACCTGGGACCCTATGCACTTGTTCTCGGCGTTCTCGGTGCCGGCGCCGCGGCCTTTGCTCTCAAGGGCTCCAACCACGAAATGGCCCACGTGACGAGCACCGTCGATCACGAAAAGTACTTGGTCCGCAATCTGCCCGACAAGCAGGAGGCCGCCGATCGCCTGGCCCGCACCCGCGCCAAGCTCCTCCGTCTCATGAAGACGCTCCAGCAGACGGAACCCGACAAGCCCTTTGTCGTCCAGATGATGCGCAATTTCGACTGCAGCTCCGCCCGTTTTTCTGAATCGACTCCCGATGCCTCCTACACGTCGTACTCGGTGAATAAGGGCGAAAAGGTCTATATGTGCCTGAGGCAGCGCAACGAGACCGAGGAGCTCGTGTCAGAAAACATTATTACCTTCGTGGCAATCCACGAAATGGCCCACATCGGTACCGTCGAGGTCGGCCACACACCGCTCTTTTGGAATAATTTCGGCTGGCTCCTCAAAAAGGCCGAGGCCATCCAGATCTATGAATACACGGATTTTTCGGCGCATCCCGTCGAGTACTGTGGAATCCACATCACAGACCAGCCGACCTATGACAAGGCGAAGGACCCTGACGCGTAGCCTCATTGGATCTCTAAATGAGTATAGGGCCTGAAAGGTCTAGAATGATAAAGCATTTTTATCACAATGGGGCGGCCCCCTATGATCGTTGCGAAGGCCGCATAGCCTTGGACCGTTGAACACACCGTGCTACCAACACGGTTGCCTCCGTCGCCGTCATGAATCCGCCCGTTCGAGACCAGCGACCTGGTACGCCAATCTTGTAGGTCGCGAAAAACCGTTCGATCACGGCAGCCGCGCCCGTGGTCAGCTCCCCCCCCTACCGTCAAAACACAGAGTACCTTCTCGTCCATGCCCTTCTCATCTTCCATGCAAAGCGCACCGACTACATGAGCCGTATAGGTCTGACCCTGCTTACAGATCGCATCTTCTGACACGATTAGCGCATCAAGATCATCGCCATCCTCCGCGAGCGTCCCAGGAATGAATCCATAGGCGTAGGGATACGGCTGCGGGGTCACGCGATCCAGCTCGAGCCGACCTGTCAGCTTGTTGAGCTCGTGCTTCTGATCTGATCCCCGTTCGATCTCAATAAACACCTGCACTTCCATCTAGCTCTTTTCTACTACTTTCTTTTTAGGCGCCCTAAAACAACGCGTCGTATTGGACGATGCGTCATGATCGTGAAAATAGTTTCATCAATAAAAGGTACCGCAGCTAGTCCCATGCATTCGGTATATGATGGCCCGCACCAATATGATTGACATGACCCGCAGGATCCGCCAAAATCATTGCATAGTAGCCACGATCCACATACGCTTTATTGATAGTGTATTCTGTAACGTGCGATGCACCCTTCGCTAGGACTGACTCGCATCGCGCACTGTAGGGATGCAACAACATACAATCCGCCGTCTTACGCAACCCTGGGTTGAAGGTGATACCACCCCAGATATATTGGACTCCCTTTGCCTCATAGGAATAATCCCTTTTCATTTCATAATAGCCGCGGCCCCGTGAATCGCGCATAATCGGATGACCCGAGGTACTGCCATGCGGCCGCAGCCACACTGTGTAAATCTTTTCGTCCGGATTTTCACGGAATACGGTCATCGATTTCTCGATAAATCTTGGCTGCAGAAAGACCCAGTCCTCTTCGCAATGAAAGATCCACTTGGTTGTGACATAGGAATAGACCTTGTCGATCGACGCGACCTGGCCAATATTCACGGGATTATAGATGTTTGTAATTCGCAGAGGCTCCAGAAAGGGCTCCAAGACCGCGTCGTTGCATCCCTGTTTGCCCGAATCATCGATGACAAAGGTCTGCTTAATCGGGTAGGTGTTCTTCGCCATAAAAGACTCGAGCGTACGTTTGAGCAGCGCAGGCCGATTACAGGAGGTAATGACCAGTGTCACTTCATCTGGCTCCTTGTTCTGTTCAAGCAGGCGGAGATCGGTCACCTCGTTCTTGTCATAGGAGCGAAACATTGCCTCATTGCGACTTTTTCGAACATGATCGAACCAGTTGTTAATATCACCGCGCGTTGCCTTCACCGTCATGAAAAAGTTGTAGGATTGGATCGTGTAGTGATTAATCACTAGCGGCGGCGGCTTGTCGTCCGAATATTCCAAATGAATCACGTTTGATCCAGGGCGGAATCGATGGCCGTGAATTTCTATTTTAGAGATGGCAGCCGCCTTCGCGATAGTTTTAAACGCGTAATATTCGACGCCCCTTCGAAATTCGGCCCGCTTCGTAAATCCCTCTACAACTGAACGCGGCTGCTCGATGTGACCGCTGCTGCCAAAATGAAGCCAGTCGATTTTGAGACCCGTGGCCCGATCATAACGCTCTAGGACCGCCGCAAATGTCTCATCTGTCGGCGAATAGAGAAATTCATCCAAGTCAAGAACGGCAATCCATTTGGTGTTCGCCAACAGGGGCCCGAAATATTTATTATTAATGAGTTCCTGTCGGCCCACATCGCGTGTCACAATGTCATTATGGAACAGAGTGACCTTCTCGGAATAGGGAGCGATCTGCGTCATGAAATCGTCCGTGCTATGGTCATTCACGAGGTAAATATGATCCACGCCCCGCGATAAATAATGCCGTATCCATTCCGATAAAATATGGGCTTCATTCTTGAACACTCCGCACACGATAAAGTTAAACATTTGCTACTGTCTAGTGCCTTCTCATTTAAACTGTACCAGTAGAGATGCGTGTTGGCATCATTGACATGTACGGGCCCAATGATCGTATTCATCATCTTGAATCAGCGCTGAAAGCTATGGGCTACACAACAGTCACCGTTGATGGCACCCGTGACTCTATGCTAGAAAAAGTCCAGCGAAGTCCTATCAAGCACTGGATCGCCTCAGGCGGTGCTCACTATGCGACGGATCCTGGGTCGCCGCACATTCCTTTGACCCTACTGACGCTGCCTAATAAACAGTTTCTTCTCATCTGCTATGCCATGGAAAGTGTGCTGGTGCAGCTGGGATATCACCTTAGAGAGCGACAGGATCATCGCCGCGGCCTCATACGTCTAGGGCCGATGGTGATCTACAGAAATCATCGCCGCTATTTTGCCACAGAGAACATGCCGTACATTGCCGCCTATAACGGTGAAGTCATGATTGCCGCCTATAAGAATGCCATTCTGGTTCAGTTCCACCCAGAAAAAACCGTCGATGGTCGTCAGCTCATGGCGGAGTGGTTGAAGGGCTGATTAGACTTTGGCCTCCTACGATAGAGGACCATGAGCGTAACGACAATTCCACTACTGAGCGATCTACAGGGACCATGGTCAGGTCTCCGCGTAGAGCTGGTCGGCGAGGCGCCGCAGACAGTGGCCGATGTATATCCCTTTCTGAGTGTGATGGACCTTAAGAGGCTGCTGTGGATTCAAAAAGGTGGAGATCCCCGGTGGGCACCCGAGCGTGTCTTTCTGGGTGTTCGCGCCTCATCTGGTATTAGGCCGCTGGAATTCCATTGGCCCAAGGGAGTAACCGGTGGATCCATTTATTTGCCAGATCCCACTGTATCTCGCGCTCCCAATCCTGGACTCGTAAATGCAGCCGGCACACGGCTGCCCGTCTCACCTACAATGGTGGGGTCCCTTACACTCGAATCGGCCCTGTCCCCTGAACTCAGTGTCTCTCAGGCGATTCCCACTATCACCGCCATTTCACTCTCCACGCTCATGCCAGATCATGCAGAGGAGATGACGGCGCATCTCTACGGCGGATTTTATCAGCTGTACTTTCCGTGGCTGACTGCGCCGGCCCAGGTGTTGGACGCCACGAGCTCGTCAAGGCATCTCAAAGAGTCGTATGCCGTCACGGTTCCTTACATCGAGGACCGTATTGGCCGCATTTCGACCGTGCAAAAGACGCTCGGTCGCGGGGGCATCGCGGTGACCATGACATCCTTGGTGCGCCTGCGCTGGACGCTACCGGTGCCGGACCACAAGCCCGAATCTCTAGAGACCACGTTTTACGAGCTCCATGCCACAGAGGCCATGCCCTTTTTGCGCTACTTCCCAGAGGGCGGTCGTGGCGCACCTCTCATGAAACTCGGCCTTCAACCCGACGGAACGCCGATAATCAGCGACGACAAGGTGTTTGCACGGTATCTGAATGAGGTGGCGCCTACAGCAACGTCGGCGGTAATTCTGGCCAAGGCCCCTATTGTATCGGCCCACGTAGAGCGCGGGGCGGCCTTTACTATCTTTCTGTTTGCCGACGGAACATCCGATATTACTCTGGAGGTGCCACAGCGGGGTGCAACCTATATCGCGGCCGTCGCCGCCGATGCCCAGGATCTCCTACGGTCTATTGTCGCCGAGATGGGATTTGCACCCGATACAGTGCCCATCCTCCGTGACATCCATGCATCCTACAAATGGTCGCACCCTGATCCGCGACGGTCGGCACCGATAACCATGGCTAAACTTCAGGAACGCGTTAAGGCCCTGACGCCCTTTTTAGAGACAGTGCCGGCGCTGCCCGACGAAAAGGCTCTGGGAGTGTTTCAGTGGCGCGCTGTTAGCAATTACGAGGCGGAGCCCGCCCAGTTTGCCTATATTACCCAGCTTGTTCTGCGCGGAGAAACAATTGGAGGGCGGGGCGAAGAGCTTATGGAACATTATAAAAAATCGCTGACAGAGCGCTTCGGTATGACTGTGGAGGCCGCTACTGTCGCGATAGGACGATGGTTTGAGCGGCGGGAGGATGCAGTGGCCGCGGCGGCGGTGGGCGCAACTGCCGTCGCTGCGCATTCTACAGGAGCGTCGATTGCCATTACCGGCGCACATCCGGATTATACACTCGAGGTTCAACATGCCGAGTCCTATGAAGATCTACAGCGGATTATGAGTGTAATGGGCGTTCTGTTGGGCGCGCCGACCACGGAACTCCATATTAAGCCACCGGCACCTATCCTCGAAAAAGTGGCCGTTCTCGCGGCCGCCGAGGTGGCAAATACGGCATCGGCCTCCGCTGCCGCAGGAGGTGTGCCCGAGGATATTGGTGAAATGGATCCCGCTTTGGCGGCGCTGATGGCAGATCTTGGGATCGGTGGCGATGCTGAAGAAGAAGAGGCTTCTACTTCTGCTGCGGACGCTCCAAGTTTTACAGAACAAGGGCCTGCTCTAGTAATTGAAGAACTCGAGGGAGGCGCAGGAACAGCAGGAGCAGCACCAGGCCCCAACCTGGATGCCGCAGTTGCCGCGGTTGAAGGTGAATGCACTGGCACACGTTGGGTCCCAGGCGAAGCGAGTCGCAAGGTTGATAAAGACTACTATATGGCCAGTTTAAAGTCCAAGGATGTGGGCGATGTAATTCTGTTTGGGTTTAAAGGCGATGAAGTCGGATTTGCCAAGTCCTACAGCAAATCCTGTCAGCGCTCGGATGGCCGCCAGCCCAACATCATGACCCTGGAAAATTATGCCCGCGTCAAGCGATGCTACAAGGGCCGCGTGCGATTTGTAGATCTTCCTCCTCGAAGGCCCGCAGATCTACCCCAGGATCCTGGCTATAATCCGCGCAATCGTCTTTCTGATGACTATTTTGACACGGACCCGACACCTGGACCCACATTCGGTATGCCAATGTGGACCATCTATGGATATCAAAGCAAGACTACACCCGGCCAATACAGATACATTAGCTGTACGAAACTATGGTGTGACCGCGATAATCTGCCGCTCCTCGAATCCGAATTTGAGGGCACCGTGGGGCGTGGATTCGCCAAGCCGCCGAACACCTGTCCCTTCTGCGGCGGCGCACCGATTGCAAATCTGAAAGCACCGGCCTCAGGAGAGTCTGTTATTGTTCGGATTCCCAAGAAGAGTTCTGGCAAGCTCCACAAATACGTGGGTGTTATTACGCGCAACAAACATCCAGATGGATTTGATCTCCCGTGCTGTGATACATCGGCCCGCTACTTATCCAAGTATATGAAGGCGGCATACATAGGAAAACTGATCTATGGAAAAGATCTTGTAATTGATGACAGCGAGGATGAGGACGAAGAGGAAGAATCAGAGGAGGGGGGGCCTGCTGCTGCTGCTGCTGCTCCTGCTGCTGCTGCTGCTGCTGCTGCTCTGGAAGCAGTAGAAGAGGAAGTCGAGGCCAAAGCCATAGACTATATTCATGTTCTCGGCAGCATGAAGACGCAGTACATTATCGGCAACGACAAGGCGCTCACCGGCGGCAAAATCGCTCTTCTTCCAGGACCTCTAGATACCTTTTTTGGCCAGAGCGGCCCGCGATCCGTTGAAAGTCGCGGCATTCGTCCCACGTTTATTGAAGGAGCCACGCTGTTTGTTCGCGTGGGCGTCGATACGCGTCTCCGACAGCCCGGTCTGAATCTGTTCGCCGGCCTGGCGCCTCTCTTGACATTTCAGAATGCCGAAGAATGCCAGCGGGCCATCATGGAACGGAATATGGTTCGCGCCTTTGAATCGGCCAATTACGGCACATTGGTTCAAGAGTTCGCGGCTAAATCATCGGTGACCGTCGCAGAATTAGAGGGATCCTTGCCCGCATTCGCCGGTCGTTACGGCTATCAACTCGAAACAAATCGCCCCCATGTAATTCGTCTGTACCGTGCCTGGACGACCTTTCTTAAATATCTGGCAGACCCTACGCACCCCAAACAGCTGCGGCATCTGGAACATCTGTTGGCCAGCCCTGGCTGCATCACCCCTCGTGGTCTCCTGCTCGTAACTCTCGAAGAAGTGGGCGGAACCATTCAAGTGGTGTGCCCCACGTTCGGAATACCGCCCGCGTCCATTTTTAAAGATGTGCCGATTGGGTTCATGTGGCACGACAAGCGTGCCGAGAGCTGGGAGCCCATTGTACTCTATAATGGTAGCAAAGACGCCGTGCTTCTCTTCGGCGATCGCAAACCGGATCTGGAGCTGATCCCAGTTCAACTCCGAACGGCAATCGACCGGTGGATCCGAGCATGGCGGGACTCCTCACTGGGCTGCGGCCGACCGACACCACCGCCCCATGTCTGGACACCCGAGCGTGACACACGCACGCTGCCACGGCTATCGGGTCTGAAGGCGCGAAATCCTATCACGGCTCTTGTGCGCGATCGTTCTAATCGCCTGGCGGGTGTTCTGATGAAAACGGGCGGCTTCTTTGTTCCCTGCCTCGATGACGGTGCCTTGGCAGAGGATATACCCCGTGTCTTTGAGGCGGATAGCATTCCTGTGATCCCTTTAGAGGCCTATCTGCAGTTTTACAGGGCTCTTTCAGCAGAATATGTGGGTCTTACTCCTACGAACGCCGTCTTTCGTCTAGAGGACGGTGAATCGCATATTGTTGGCTTTCGCACCGCGGGTGGCACCCTGGTGCCCACGGCACCGGCCGCTCTGGGGTCCTCTGGCCTACCCGAGGATCAGGTGGATGCCTTTCCCTGGGAACGGGATGCGCTCATTCTCAAGAGCCCCGATGCGGTGACAGCCATGGGATCCATTCTCGAGGAATCCACTGCCTCTGTGGAGGAGCAGTTGGCGGAGGCCTACCAGTATCTGCGCCTGACCTTGAGCAATTGGCTGATTCGGGATGCCAGCGGGCCCGCCTTTCGTGCCGAGTTGGCATCCACACTCAAGTCGAATCTGCCCCTCTATGAAAAACGCCGGCGAATAGACATTCTGTTAGAGCCCCATGTGCGATCCTGGATTACTGTGACCCAAACTGAGAAGCGGGTTGCTCTGTCCCTCTTAAGAAAGGATTGCCTCTCGTTACGTGCAGAGGCCTGCACGGGGTCCTGCAAATGGGCAGCTGCCGCATCAGCAGCATCAGCAGCAGAAGGCGGACGATGTTTGATCCATGCACCTAGCCGCAGAGAGGGCACCGATGTGGCGCGCATCTTTACGGCGCGCCTGAGCGATGAGCTGCTGCGCTATTCGGCCCAAAAGCGGGAGATCTGGGAATCACGTGTGCCGATCATTAGGGCCCCCCGCGGTGCCGTTCGTGTAGGGGATGAGCTTTTCTTATCTACCAAGCCCAAGGAATCAGCCGCCTCGATTCTGATCAGACTGGGATTTACAGGACAGATCGCCACCTCTTTTCCCGAAGAGATGCTGCGATTTGCCGGCCTAGAAGAGGAAGCAGATGTGCCGAATGAAGAGGGTCCGGGTCCTGGTGCTAGGGTTGTTAGTGCAGGCCTGCCCTCCACATGGACTGATATGGGCTTCCGCATACCTGAACCGTCCCCTGATGTAGAAGGCGCGCGCCGACTGGCGTTTGCAGAGGGTACCGGTAGGCCATTCGGCACATGGGAGGAAAATGTCAAAAAACGTCGCATCGCACTCAAGCTGCCTGGAGATCCTGCCAGGCCATTCCAATGGAGTGTGCAAGACTTCTATGTACTGGCGGCAATGACACTGGCGGATGTTCTGATTGTGACGAAACGGGGTGCCGAACCATTACAGATTCGACGATGGATTGCGCCACCTTCTGTGGCAGCATCCGCGACCGGGCCTAGGGTCGATCAGAAGATGTTTATGATTCTGTGGGGGCCACAGCAGTTGTTGGTAACAAAAGGAGGGAAACGGTATCGTTTTAATGCAACAGATTTTCCATTGGAACTGCGGGAAGCTATGGATAGCACACATCCTATACTAGAGACGGTGGCGAAAGGATCTGTTGGGCCTATATCTGAGGAGGAAGGTCCAGAATTAGAAGAAGAGGAATCTGAAGAACCAGAAGCCCAAGCACCAGTAGTCGAGGAACCAGCAGCAGCAGCTGTAGTCCAAGCACCAGTAGTCGAGGAACCAGCAGCAGCAGCTGTAGTCCAAGCACCAGAACCAGCAGCAGCAGCCGTAGTCCAAGCACCAGCAGCCCAAGCACCAGAACCAGCAGCAGCAGCCGTAGTCCAAGCACCAGAAGCCCAAGCACCAGAAGCCCAAGAACCAGCACCAGAAGCCCAAGCATCAGCAGCACCAACCCTTCTAACACAAGCTGCTACCGCTGCAACAGCAGTAGGCGAAGCCGCAAAATCAGCCAGTGAATCCGTTGTTGCAACTGTCCAAGGCGCAGCCTCTTCACTCTTAAATCCTTTTCAGTCATCTAAACCAGCTTTTCAGTCATCTAAACCAGCTATTCAGTCATCTAAACCAGCTACTCCTCCAGAATAACCAGCGGCTTCGATCCGTCATTTCCTTTAACCGCCAGAGCGCGAGCCCTAGCAGCCATCATGCCCGCCACCTCCTCATCCATGAAGTTAAGTTTCGCCACCTTCCAGGTCGCATTTGATGGATGAAGCACAACGAGTGCCAGCTCCGACACCACGTACCCATAGTGCTTCTGGATCATGTAGCGATACACGTTTAACTGCAACGAATAATGCCAATAATTCGTGTCAGGTAAATGGGCCACAGGTCCCAGGCCGCTCTGAAACCGATTCTCTGTCTTCAGTTCTTCGATCCGCTTCCAGTCGTAAATTGCCAGTGTTCCATCCGGCTTCATATAAAGCATGTCAATCGAGCCCGCCACCTTGTGCTCTGGATCAAACACGAGCCACTCGGTCCTGAAAGGAACGTAGCCCTTCGGTATCACATAGGTTCGCTGATAATTGCAGAAGTAATTCCACTCGGCCCCTGGCTCCGGCTTCCAGCCATCGACATCCAGGCCCGCAAATCCATCGTCCATGCTGTACGTACAGGTCGCCAGATCATGGGGCATCGCATTGTAAAAGTGCTCAATGTCGAGGTGCATGCGCGTTCCCGCCTCCGACGACGCCTTGCCCTTGTCCGACCACTTCTTCTTAATCTCCTCAGCGGTCATCCCAAAGTACTGGGATTGAAACCACTTCGGCGATGCCATCATCTTCGCAATGACCGCATCAGCGTCGAATTGGTCAAAGAAGTTGTGGAGAAAGCCCGTGCAGCTGGTCCAACCATTTTTGGAGCCGTCGATCGTATAGATGTGGGTCTCTTCTTCGAACTGAATGCGGTCATCCCGCGGATGTTTGTTAATCACAGCCAAGCGCTGCCACGCGAGAGCACCGTCACTGATTGAAAGAGGCATCGTACGAGGCGATCGACCTAACATAAAGCCATTCACCTTTTGATACGTCAAATGAACATTGTGTCAGATGGTATGGGCTCCTGGTCCTATGCGATCATACAGCCTTTGTTGGCCCGAACATTCCCTCATACCACGATCACCTATGACAATGATCGAGAGGCGGATCTCGTAGTTAAGGGTGTCTTTACTAATTTAGAAACTGCGCGACCCTATCGCTGTCCTACGATCTTCTGGTCCGGTGAAGCACGGCCCGTGCCTCTGGGCTCTGAGCCTCCACTGTTTGAACTCAATACCTTTCACTGTTCGAGACCCAATTCTGTCTGGTTTCCTCATCTGGTAACCGAGCTTCGGCATACGGAGAGACCAGCGACCTTGAAGCCCAAGCGGTTTTGCGCAGCCTATGCATTCAGCAACCCAGCGCCGATCAGAGAACTCGTCTTCCGCACAATGAGAAAATACGAGCGCACCTGTTACGCATTTGGACGATCTTGTTTCACATCTGACAATCCTTTTCCGGCTCCTGCAGCTGCACGAAAATTTAATTCCACTGCGTTCAATGAATTTGCCTTTGTAGTCGCGATGGAGAACGCGGTCCTTCCCGGCTATCTCACTGAGAAAATCGGCTACGCCTATAATGCAGGTGCGGTACCGATCTACTGGGGTGACACCACGACCGTATCGGACTTTTTTAACCCGGCTTCCTTTTTGAATGTTGCCGATTATATGAGCCCTGAGACTGCGGCCACGACCGCCGTTCAGATCTGGCGGGATCCGCAGAAGCTGCAGCGGTTTCTGGATGCACCTATCCGGGTTAATGATCGACTGGCCGAGTATGAAGCTATCTATACCGAGTATCGGCCCTGGCAGGAGCCAATGGTGTCTGCTCTAAAGGAGGCCTTTCCCGATTTGAGCTAATTTCGCCGCCCCTAGTATAAGATGTTCCACCTTCTCGTTGCGGTTCTCTTCTTTGTTCTCAGCCCTGGTGTTCTTCTGACCCTGCCCCCTGGGTCCCGTGGTATCTTTGGCTCCGGCCAGACCTCGGTGGCGGCTGCGGCGGTCCATGCGCTCGTCTTCATGGTCGCGGTCCATTTCCTCTGGGTTTATGTGATCCGGCCGGCGGAGGGGTTTGTTGATCCCCCTAAGAAGAGCATGAATGGCTGCGGCCCTGGTATGAAGAAGGATGCCAAGGGCAAGTGCGTGTCTGCTATGCCCGCCGTGCATGGCATGTAAATAACGTCCTTATACATTTATAATCTTAGTCTGCCGACAGAATAAGATTATAAAACATCACGCGGCTTAATGATGTCCATGACCACCACCACCCCCTCCAGGGTGAAAGGAACCACTAGGGTGAAAAGAACCACTAGGGTGGAAGGAACCCGTAGAACCACCACTCATCGTGTGTTGAGTCCCACCGGGCCCGTACATATGATGCTGTCCGCCTGGGCCTAATGGTTGAGGGGCCGGACCTGGACCTGGACCCGGCGGTACAGGCCGATAACCCGGACGATTATGAGAACCCCAGCCCCACCAGAAGCCGGGCCCCCACCCCCACTCCGACTCCCGCTGCACAATTACAGTCTGCGACCCAGTTCGCTGCATTTCATAGTACAAGATAACCAAAATTGCTAGCAAAGCAACAACACCCACAACAGCGACCGCAAGCATTCTCTGTTAAACAGACAGAGAATGATTGCGCCTCTCAAGCAGACCGATTACGCCGTTACCAAACAATTATTCTACACCGTATTCGATCAAACCGAACAGTCCTACTTCAGGACCGCCTGGACCTCACGTGACAAACTCAAAACTCTCGGCTACTGGTCCGCGGACAAAGTCCTCTTGGGCGCGGCTCTTGTTAGCAGATCCTACCCTCCAACGAATTGCCTGGACTACATCTTTGTTCATCCCGAACATCACGGCAGTGGAATTGGTTCTGCCATGTTAGATGCAGTTCTGGCCCTCAGCCCCTCCATCCATCTGATCGCGGTAGAAGATCCAGCGGTGCGCGAATGGTATCAACGACGGGGGTTTCATGCCACATCCACTCATGTCTTTACGCGACACAATTATCCCCTCCGTTCTAAAGGTTCCATTGACCCGCCTTCTGAAGCAACTTAATCTTTTGCGCCGACCCCGTCACATGATTTGCATGGAAAAAATACGTAGCCTCTAGTGTTCCAATGTTGCGATTAAGCCAGAAGCCATTTGTGTATTCTGCAACCTCATACGTAAAAAGCCGTGCCTCTTTGACGTTCCGTATATCTTTAATGCCATTCTCATCGAAAAACGAATAGAGGCACTCTTGATCATTTTTAGTGGGGTATCGCACCTGATACTCTGATACTTTGTCGAGGATGAATGCGGTTCCAGGTGTATTACGCAGACTCATGTTTCCCATGCAGGTCCAGATGTGGTGCAGCGTATGCTCATACATGCGCGTGGCCGAGTGAAAGCCCGAATCATACTGAAACACAATATCGTAGTCCTTGTACTTGGCATAGTGCTCCGCCGTTGGTTCTTTCATGCAGACAACATCAGAATCAACAAAATGAATAAATCCGAATTTGCGAAGCGCAGATCGCAGAATATTGATTTTTGTATGCGTGATTTTGTTGTAGGATGCAGAGCCATAGGTCTCAAATGCCTTTGAGACAGCCTCCTCCACGCGTTCAAAGGTTACAGTGGCAAATCCCAGAGCCGACAAATGCGTCAGGATCTCATCATCGAGGCAATAAAAATGGACGCGATGATGGGGGGCAGTCTTGTTGAGTGTTCGCAGCAGATTCTCTGCAAATTTTGCATAACCGAAGTTACTATATGAGACAATAACTGGGAGCTCCTCCATTATAAGCTGTTAGGACCTTACATTCTTTAGACAAGCGCCATGAGCCACTTGCCGACCATGTTTTCGCCGCCCGCAATGGAGCCGTCGATCCGCACACCCACGCCGAGATAGCTGGGCTCCGTGCCGTTTGCAAACAGAATCTCGCCACCGGCCGCCTTGATCGCCATCAGCATGGCCCGGAACCGCGGATCTACTGTGAAGCGCTTGGATAAATAGGCCCGATAAATGTCTTCGCGCTGGGCGGCCCATGCCTCGGGATTCCAGACCACCTTGCGACTCTTCATCTTGCCGGCGCCGGAGGCAATACGCACGGCCGCCACTTCGTCGTCGATCGACTTGTTTATAGCTTCGGGTGGCGCACCGGTGCTGGTCAAAGCCATCCGTTCGGCCAGGAACTTCTGGTGGATGGCTCCGTCTTCGCGGAACAGCATGGGTCCCATCTCGGCCGCACCGACGCCCGTAGTCGCCTTCTGGAACTTGGCGGAGGCGATGGCGGCCTCGACGCTGGGATACTTGATCGTGGGATCCGTGATGTCAGTAATGACGAAGGGCTGGACACCGAGTGTCAGATAACGGGGCCAGTCGGCGAGCTCGGGGCCGAGGCGAAGATCAGGCGTCTTGACCGTAGCATCAATTATGTAGGGTCCGGCGGCTGCTGCGATAGCAGGAGCAGGAGGTCCTTCACCAAGATCAATGACATCCGCAGACTCCGCAGACCCTTCAGGAATGGCCGACAGAGGAACTGCTGCCGCAGAAGCAGCAACACCCGCCGCAGAAGCAGCAACACCCGCCGCCGCTCGTCTTAAGACAGCCGCCTCTGAGGACGGCAAGGGAAGCGCCTCCGTCACACCCGCCGCAGGTGCGGCCAAAGCAGTAGGAGGAGACGGCCGCCTATCCGAGCGCCGCTTGAAGACGAACCAGCGATTCATGAAGGACAGCCGCTTGAGAGCATCCGACATGACAAACACCTCTCCCATCGCCTCAGCCGCCAACCATGTCTCGCGGAAGCTCTGGGTCGTCGCTGGAAGCCCTAGGGCGCCACACTCCTCCGGCGTCAGCAGCTCAAGGCCGCATTCTCCCAGGCGCGACTGCAGATACGGCCAGCTCACAAGATATTCCGTGTGCGTCGTTCCTGCCGCCAGCAGATCGAGATCCACCGCGAGTCCCAGGCCCGCATCCGACGGCGGCACCGAGGAACCAATGCCCGATCCGTAGCGCTTTGTAAAGGCCCAGATATCTACAGATCCGTCGCGCCCTATCGCCGTCTGATCCTCTCCCACGAGCAGCTTGGCAAGTCCATCGCCATCCGGGCAGCAGCCGACAAAGTACCCACCGACCGCCACCGTGTCGGCCAGATTGTTCAGAAAGCCGGCGACCGTGTTGGCATCGCGGAAGAAGTACGGCAGAGCAAACATGCAGCTCACAACGTGAAAGCCCGTCGCGGCGGGCCCCGTAAAGACCCGCGTGAGCAGATCCGTGTCCTCGGGTGTCGCGCCCGCTGTGCCATCGCGCAAGGACCGCCCCACATCCGCCTGGGCAAACAGCATCGGCGGCACCTTGTCGCGCCCTCCCATCTCCACCATCTTGTTCAGCAGACGGCGATAGGCGCCGTCATCGGGATTGTTGATAGCCGCCGCCTGCACGTCGCATCCAAACACAAAGGACGGCGATGACGTAATCCACTTACTTAAATCCTCTCCCGTGCCCATGGCGAGGTCGCAGAGGGAGGAGCCCGGTGTTAGAATAGAGGGACGCAAGAGCGATCGCTTGACGTAGTCGTGAAAGTTCTTCATGCATTGCATCTTGAGAAGATCCCGGTTGCTGACACGTCGGCCGCCCCCTAGTGATCCGGCGCCTACGAGAGGTGGCACAGAGGCGCAATGAGCGATCACACCCGTGCGTACGGCGTCCTCCGTAACGGGATTGTGCAGGCTGTTCCAGATCGAATTGGCGACCCAGTCGGCATTCATAGTGCCGCCCTTCCGCATCCCTGGCGCGGCCGACTGCTGTGCGAGCCAGCGCTCCGTCTTGTCATGACGGATTCGGATTGGCTCCCAGCGCCATCCCGCCGCCCTCTCTGGATGATAGGCCATCTCGACAATCATGTCGCTCTGAATGACGTCTCCCGTGCGCGTTGTGCGGATCAGTGTTGGATCCGCATCGAGCGTCGTCGCAGCGCGGGTGGCTCCCGCGGGATCACCACCGCCTTCCCCGATCGCCACATAGCAGATCGAGGCCATGGGATCGCGGGGATCCACGGGCCGGAATTCGACCTCCCGCCATTCACCGCCATCCAAGGTTCGCGGCAGCGGCTCTTCACCGAGCACGGTCTGGCGCGGATCGGCAAAGGCGGCGTCCTTGGAGGACCCCACAAAGAGCCGCAGCGTCTTGAAGCGCACGGTCTGTCCCGAGTCCTCGCGATACTTGGTGCCGATGAGATCGGCGGCTAGGATCTCGCCTTTCGGTCCCCGCTCTCTCTCCACAAGAACGAGAAAGTCAATGGTGTTATCGTGACTGGGCTTCCACTTGAGCTGTTCGTACCAGGTGCCGCGGCCCAAGGGCAGAGGCGCCGAATTAGGCGTAAAGATCAGACCGTCCGTCGTGTAAGGAGCCGACTTGGCATCCTCGAGCGTGGCGGCCGCGCCCGTCTGAAAGATATCGGCGCTTAGACAGGCCCGGAACGTCTTCATGCCGATCTGAAGAGAATCGGTCGGCGGCACACCGCGCATAGACTGCGTGGCCGTTCCGAGCGCACCCACCTGGCTAGCCATGGCTGACTGGCGTGTCGTGGCGGCCGCCGCCGATCCCAACATGGCTCCCGCAATCATAAAGGGCTGGGCCGCAATTGAAACATCACCCTTGAGAGCCAAGATGTCAAAGGCGTAATAGTGGGATACCGTGACCCCCTTCTTGTCCTTGCGAATCCACTCACCGTCCAACACGGTGCCGCTAGCTGTGGATGGATCGACGCGGAGGCCCGTGGCATAGACGCGACCGCCACCGTCAAGCAGAAAGACGAAGCCGGTGGGGCTGACAAAGAGGAGAGCACGGAGTCCATCGGCCTTGTCGGTCACATTGTAACCGCCCGGCATGGTGCGGAGGTTCGGCACACCGGCCTCGGGTACAGCCACAATGTTCTTGCGCTCCAGTGTGGCGGGCTGCGGGCCAGGAAAGCGGAAGGGACCTGCACGGCCCCCACGGTTCGACCCACGGTTTGAACCCCTTCCAGAGCCGCCACCATTAAACGTGGCGGACACCATGTCACGGATCGTGTCGGCCGTCTGGTTCGTTACGAGCACAAAGGAGCGCTGTCGGCCCTGAATCAACCAGCTGAGACCGCGACGCACAAGAGCGATCGCCTGGGTCGCCGTCGTCGATTCGCGGGACCCGGTGAGCTCGACTTCGATCTCGTAGCGCGGCGGCTGCGTCGTCACCCGCGCCTCCTGAAAGGTGCGCCCCGGCCGCCCCTCATTCTCCCGCACGATGCTGACATCGAACCGCAGTGGCAGAGATCCAGGGGACACGAACTCAAAGCGCTGGATGTTGCGAAAGTGCTTGCCCAGCTGATCCCAGCGTTCCAACACCTCCTTGACTCGTGAGTCATCGGCGGCCAACGGAATCTCCCGCTTCAGCTTGACCTTGGCCGCATAGGCCCCTAAGACCACCGGTGTCGCCTCTGCAATGTCCTCCTTGAGCATCGCCACGAACGGCTTGCCCTTGATCTGATTGTCCCGACAGTAGGCCTGGATGACGCCGGCGCCTTCGAGTGTCAGCCGAATGTTGTTCGAGAGACAAATATTTAGTTTTACAAGCTGTGGATTCTCCCGCATCCCGAGGGACCGGAGATATTGAATTACATCCTGCCAGCCGGTGAGATCGAGACCTGTCAGCATGGCCTCCAGCTCTGCACCGGGTGTCGAGTGCCACAGGGCTCCCAGACGATCGAGTCCTTCCGAATCACTTCGTCGTATTTCCATCGTACTCCTTACTTAGGGCGGCGACTTGACCCATCAACTTTAGGCAGGTGTTGTTGATTCGATTCCGGTCAGTGACGCCTTCAAGGTCAGCCACATGAGGTAGTTCCAGAGACTGACACGCCCCCCTGTTCGCACTGCGCCTACACCTCCAGGCATGGCCTGGATGCGCTCAAAAATCTGCTGGACGGTCTGGGCCCCGATCGAGGGTGCGCAGGCGGGTGGGGACCACGGAATGTCCTTAACCGTCAAGTGGAGATCGGGCCATTCCTTTGCGGGCATCTGAAAGGCCGCCGACGCATTCAACAGCAGGCGCCCCGAGTCGCAATTGAGTTGAACCAGAGGTCCTGAACCGCCCATCAAAGGAATCACCGTGACCGCCTTCTTCTCTGGCCACCAGAGCGCCGCGCGGATGCCTCTCATGACACAAATATAGTCGAGCAGTTGCGCCGCTCTCTTGGTTCCTTGGACTGAGAGCCACGCATCGGGAGCGGCGTCGCCCCCTCCTGATCGCTCACGGAGATCCTCCTCAAGATGTTTGCGGATCCAGCCACGGACACGCCCATTATGGGTCTTCCAGGCGGCTTCACTTGCGTGTAAGAGATCGGCCGCTTCTTCCATTTCCATGGAGCGACGAATCGCTGGTACGGCCACACGATAGAGTGGGTCGCGGATCCAGAGGGAGAGCGCCACGCCGTCTCCGATGGGGCAGACATCTTCGGTCCAACCCGGCAACCAGCTGACGGTCGGTTCTGCTGGAATGGCGGCGATCGATGCGGAGGCGGCGCCCGTCTGCAGCGCCGTCGATCGCTGGGGATTAGCCTTGATCGCTTCTTCGATGGCGGCCCAGGGCACACTGGCGGCGGCGTGACGATGATGAACCATTACTCTATTTAGGGCTGGGTGCGTTTAGGCGGAGCACGCTTTTCGAGCTCCTTGTTGTTCTGGGCCACAAAGTCGCGAAAGGTCAGCAGGGCGTCAAACACCTCCTGCGGCAACTTGCCCATGTCGAAAAAGATTCCACTGCGATTCTCGCTGGTGGGCACCTCGTGCTTGCGGAGGATACGGGCGATTTCGACCACTTCGGACTTGCTCATGCCCTTGATTTCTTCGCAAAAAGCACGGCGGCGCTCGTATTCACTAGGATCCATATCTCTAAAAAGGACGGAGGTTTGGGGTCGTTTATTTAACCGCTTAGACCAAAAACGGATTCTTGAGGGCCAGTGTATCGTAACACTGGTCAGACCAAAAACGGATTCTTGAGGGCCAGTGTATCGTAACACTGGTCAGACCAAAAACGGATTCTTGAGGGCCAGTGTATCGTAACACTGGTCAGACCAAAAACGGATTCTTGAGGGCCAGTGTATCTCGGATCACGATGACCACATTATTGAGCCCACGGTGGCGCGTGGTCATCTTGATAATCACAGTGTCAGTTCCCACTTTTTCAACATCGAGTCCCACATGTGTAGTGGATTGCATCATGCGCAGACAATCGAAGCGGTGTTCCTCTATAGATGGAATGGCGCGAACCAACTCAATCCGGAGCCAGTCGGCATCCGGGAGAGACAGGGGCTGCGCCACGGCATAGCAGGTGCCGCCCCCGCTCGTAAATTCGAGGACTTTCGTGATACCGTCATCTGTAAAGCTGCGATTTGCCAGAGTGCCCCAAGGATAGTGCATATTCAGGAGTTTGTTGGTGGTTACAAAGTCCTGAATAAAAAGATCGAGTGCTACTGGGTCGGCCATTGTCTGGTATAGGGGCGTATCTTAGGGGGCTTTTGTTTCCGCACCTGCAGCAGCTGCAGGCTTGGGAGCAAAGGCCGCTATCAATAAATTGCGCGCGGATTTAACAAGATTGGGAGCTGGATTTGATTCTGCTGCTGGCTTTGATTCTACTGCTGCTGGCTTTGATTCTGCTGCTGCTGGCTTTGATTCTACTGCAGCTGGCTTTGATTCTACTGCTGCTTCAGGAAGCGCTGCCTCTGTATCTGCAACTGCTGGCTGCAGCTTTGAAATGGCCGCTGTTAGTGCATCCTCCACAGCTCCCGCCTCTACTTCATCCGCCGCCGGTGCGAGCCCCTCAAAGACACCCACTACATGAATGAAGGAATCCTTTGACTGAAAGCGCGACTTCAAGATCCGCACACGAATCCCCTGTTTCTCCTTGAGAGCATCGAACTCCTGGTTGCCCAGATGATAGTCCCGTGGAACCAAGATGCGCACGGCTTCATGAAGCCGCTCTTCATCTACAATGAGAGCATAGGCCCCCAACTTATTGACCTTAAGAATACGAGCCTCTACAATTTGATCCGCATGGGGCAGCAAACAGAGGACTCGAATCTTGCAGAGAAACAGAAAGTCGGCCGTGAAGCGGCAGTGTTCGGCGGTGCCCATAGACCGTGCCAGAATCTGTGTGGAGCCGGGGCGAACATATCCATGCATACAGCACTGGCCTTCAAGATCTTTGCGAATCTTACTAATCAGATGTGCATCCATATCGGCCGCCGCTTCAGCAAATTCGCTGGGCTTGAGCGTGATTCGTTGATCGAGAAAGACGGGTTTAAAAAGGGTCATACGTGCGGTTGCCATCTATTGTACCGGCTCACCTTTTTATACTGGCAAACAGAACTTGGCTAATAAACTAGGGTAGGGGTCGCCGGCCTGACAAAGTGCTTGGAGTACATCGCAAAGGCGACTTCTGGCACCGGTACTGGCCTCAATTCATTAAAGGGCCGGCCGTCGCGAATATGCCAGAGGATTTGGCAGGGACCTAGAGCTATGTACGGCTCGCGATTCTTGGCAGAGCCGTGCGTAGCATCGACGACTACGGAGGATCCGGCTGCTAGAGCCGCCTTCACGGCCTTCAGTACAGCGGTCTTACTACTATACGCATCCTGTTCGATATGCACGTAGCCGGTAGCTGCAAGTCGTCGCGCGGTCGTCGATTTTCCTGAGCCCGGCGGCCCCATGAGAAGCACGAGTTTCTCGGTTGGTTCTGGGGCCACACAGGCGTCAAAGAGATCGCAGGGACGAACAAAGGTCGCGCCTATATTGACCGCAAAGGCCGCATCGGAATCGGCCCATCGATAAGGCGGAAATGGATCGGTGGGTCCGACCGCATCGCCGCACATTTGCACTACTGACACGGATCCGATTCGTGTCAGTAATACATCATAAAGCCCTCGGGCTGGCTTGCGATACACAGGCTCTTTTCTGGAGGCAGTAGCCACCAGACACCAGGGAGCCCATCCGTTGGCCTTCTGGAGGGCCGCCAGAATAGAGGTTATCTTGGCCTCTGCCGCTGGATTCCAGGCCGACTGATTCGTAATAAGGGCCACGGTCCATCCTTCGGTATGGAGTTGCTGTAGCTTGGATGGAACGGGTCCCAGAAAGATCCAGTCGTCGGCCGATGAAGCCCAGCGACGTCCTGAGGCCGATGTCACAATTGTTCCATCTACGTCGATCAGATAGAGCCTCTTGGACCCTTCGATGGGGGGCTGCGTCGATTCAAAGAGTTGGTATGTCATGCCTGGCTGCTACCTCTGACTGCAACGCCATCACCTTTACTTCTTCTTGCCGGAAGCGGCCGCAGTCGCTGCTGCAGATCGCTTCTGTTTGAGCCCCACTTGGGCCGCATCGATGGCCGACAAGAACCATCGCCGACCGCCCACGCGTTTGGCATCCAATAGGCGGCAAAGAAATTCCATATACAGACACAGCGGCTGATGCGTAATATCCTTCATGTGGGTCGGCGCCATCGCGGCCATGCGCGCCTTGGATCCCGCTTCATCCCAAGTAGCATCGGAATCGGCCAACATGAGTGGCGCTAGGTCTGTCATGCGCCCTGCCTCATGGAGGAGACGGACGCGGGGGTGATGTTCGCCCAAATTCGAGGCAATTGCACATTCCGCGCCCGTTTCACTGTGTTTCTTCTCCTTGGTGGTGTCGAGGGTCTTGAAGATGAATCGGCCGAGCTTGGGCACCAAAAAGCCGATCAGAGAGCCGCCATCACGGCGCAGATCCATACCGGATGAAGAACTCAGTTGGCGTTCGATCACGCTGACAACACTGGACTCGGCCCTCATAAATGCAGGAGACTCGGCGGATCGGTAAAAGTATTCGATGGCACCGGTTTCGCTATTCAAAATGCGATAGGCCGCTAGGGATGCAGTTCGATAGATATCCTGGCGAAGAGCATCGGCCAGAGGGCCTGTTGTTGCGCCGGTGGCGACAGACTCAAGAATCCCTTGGCGCTCGGCACCTGTAAGAACCTTGTCGAACCACCACCGGGTTGCCACTACGGGCATCTCAGGAACTGCAGAATACTTATTGACAAGGAATATCCATAATTTATTAGATGCCAGAGAGGCAGGAATCTTGCTGTGTCCGCCGATAAAGGAGGCCCATTCACTGTAGTTGGTTGTATCGACTGGTGCTGCTGCTGCTGCTGCTGCTGTTGCTGCTGCTGCTGTTGCTGTTGCAAGCCTAGGACCTGTCACTGCAGAAGCAGCTGCGGGTCGTGGTGGTCTCTCCTCTGCGCGCCCCAGCACCGGCAGCTGCGGGTTCATAAACTGGCGCTTTAGCTGGAATGCCCTAGCATATCGCATAGACATCGGAATTTCCGAATCTGTCACCATAGACGGTTGGAATACTAAAAATCCCGCCTTTTTCACCAAGAACCCCGCAACACCATCGGGCCTGGTCAAACGGAACTTGCGCCCATCTAACAGCTCCATCAACGCCTCCGATGCAATCTCCCATGGCAGATCCCCAAACACATCTTGGACAAGTGATTCCGGCACCATCACCTGGCCATCAAATAGCCTGCGAACCACATCCTGTTTCGCCAACACGAGCCGCCGCGCATCCGACACGCTGAATGTGCTCGTATCGATATTGAGGTCCGCGGCGTTTAACGTAATGGCGCACTGGTGGCGGCATCGCTGGTAGTCGCAATACGTAGTGTAGTCCTGGTCATTGATATCATAGCCCGGCTCATCGACCCCCGCTTCGTTTTTATGGGTGCGATTGTTGCCCTGTGCGTCTATCTGGGTCCGTGGTGGCAGACCCGCGAATGTGATCGCCTCGAGCTCCAGATTGCAGTCCCAGGCATGCTTCTTGAGGAGACGCTGCACGCGGCCCACCATCTGGGCCTTGGCAATCGCAATGCGATAGGCATACATGTCGGCCGTCTCTAGGGCGGGGCCTGCCGCCGAGGCCGGCACGATCGCCACATGCATATAGATCAGACAGTTGTTGAGCGCCATCAGAGACAGACCCTGGGCTCGTTCCGTAGCGCGTAAAGCCGAGTGCGAACAGTAGCGGATGGCGCGGCCAATAATCTGATCCGTGCGATTCAAGTGATACCAGGAGTCCAAGATATGCATCTCCCGCACGCACTTGAGATCCAGACCCTCCGAGGCCACCTGGGAACCAATCACCACCTTGACGTTGGAGCCAAGGGGGCCGATCACTGAGTCCTCCGCGGGCCACGTGGTCGCCTGCTGCACGAGCCCCGGCGAATTCGGGCTGATGTCATCCTCCGATGTTAGCAAGATATAGCAGGCAGGGCGAAAGTCATGTTCAGGTCCATGCGCTGCACCATCACGGCTACCACAGACTGCGCACACGGGCGCCACGGGCGGAACACCCTGTAGCAGCGGAGCAAGACGACCGTCCGATAGCCGACGCTGGTAGCCCGCGCGCTCCAGAGCGATCGACAGAGGCAGTGCTCCCGCCTTGATGTAACGGCTATAAGCGAAACAGATGCCCCGTGCCGTCTTGATGCTCTCCACAATCCGGTGAATCTTGGGTGCATGTATTCGCAAACCCTCGCCCGAAAACAGGGTATCAATATCGACTCCCTTGGGCTTATAAATACGGAGTTTGTGACCGGCGCCCGGAATCGTATGTGTCGAAAAATAGAAATCCCAGCCCGCAGTTCCCGACTGGCCATTCGGATAGGTGATGTTGGCCATCTGCATACGCAGATCAAGCATGGCATCGGAACCAAGATCCACGGTTGGACCTGCTGCGGCCTCCTCTTCCTCGCCTCCTTTTGATTCCGAAACACCTCCGCCTTCGAATGCCACAGGAGGAGCAGCACCCCGTTTCGTTGCGGACCGAAGTGCCTGTTCTACGGGAGATCCGGCCACTGGCTCCGTAAAGATAAGCGGCAGTGCATTGATGGCCGCTGTATCCTCCTCTGTCAGCACTACCGGTTTCTTGGTCGCCGAAATCTCGGGCCAAAGCGCCGCCGGCTCTGCAGGCACGGCCAGCGGCCGCATCCGCAGAGGAAAGGTGTAGGGATTTTCGCCGCGCATGTAACTGACATAGCGACGGGCGGCACGCTCCAAGGCACGCTGCGCCTTCCCTGGAATGAGATCCCCCTCCCTCGTAAAAAGATCTCCTTGGCGAATTTCGGAAGAGGCCGATTTCGTGTCATTCATGAGCAAATAGTTGAGAAGCATGACAATTTCGGGCGCCGAATTGTACATGGGAGTGGCCGACATCAGCACAAGACGGAGTCCCTCTGCGTTCAGCACGATCCGCCTCAAAAACGGATTGAGCGCCTTGCCGCCCGCGTTCTCTGCGGCCTCTCCTTTAATCACCGCCTCCGTAGCGGCGGACGCAGCGGCCTGTGCTCCAATGTCGCGCAGATTGTGGGCCTCATCCACAATAATCAAGTGATCCGAAAAGAGCCGGCGGAGAATCTCATTTTCGGCCGCTGCACGGGCTGCGGGATCGACGAGGCCCGACGGCACACTCTTCGACAGTGTTCGCGCAATCCAATTCGCAAAGGCCTGGTAGCCCGTCACCGTATAGCGATTGCGCCGATCCTCCTCGGTCTTGAAAGTGACCGCCTTCAGATCCGGATTGTCGAGAAGACCCAGGCGCTCCAAATAAGATGTGCCTGTGCATTGCTGCGTGGTCCAGACACCAGCGTTCTCATTGGCCGCCGTCGGCTGACCGGACCACGTCAGCTTCGTGGGATCAAACACGGTTCGCTTAAAGTTGTCCTTGAGCAGCTGAGGGACGAGGACGATGACCTTGGTGCTGGGTGCCACTTCGAGAAACTGTTCGGCGATCGTGACGGCGGAGCACGTCTTGCCGACACCGACCCCGTGATACAAGAGGAGTCCCTGGTATGGAGTTAGCGGACTCAGAAAGCGACTGACAATCCGCTGCACCGGTGTCAGCTCAAAGACGGCGGCTGCTTTGGGGGAAGAGCAGGCGTCCATGTCACCGGCGGCGACAGAGGCGGCGATAGCCCGCGCTTCATAGAATTCGCGCTTTTCATAGAGCCGAGCGGCGAAGCGTGGATCAGCGGGGTCCGGGTACAGGCCGGCCATCTCTTCGCGGGCTCGAATCGCGGCAGAGGGCCAGAGCCCTTCACGATCTGCGTCTGTAACGGCTGCACGATCTCTTACAATAAGTTCCGTCATGATGCGATCGCGCTCCTTGAGGTCGAGGGTGGCGGGATCGCCCCATGCCGCTGTCAGTTCCGCGGCGGTTCGTTCGGCGTAGGGACCTGCTGCTGCTGCTGCTGGCTTCTTTTCTGACTTTGCTGGCTTTTCTGGCTTTTCTGGCTTTTCTGACTTGGTTGCTGAAGCGGCCACTAATACAGGACCTTCTACTGCGGACATTCTCTGATGTATAGATATACTTCCTAGATCTTAGTCCTAGCGAGCTCTAGGACCGCCAGCTTCTCACGATTATATGGTCTTATCAGTGAGGCGGCCTCCTCAAAAGAGCACCAGCGCACATCACTGATTTCCCGCCGCTGATCCTGATTGGATTCATCCATGCGAACTTCGAGTGTGGGCGGCGCCTGTGCCAGCCAATATCGGTGCCGGTAGCTGATGCCATTGCTTCCGCAATATTCCTCCGTGAGAGGCGGTCCCTCGAGCACCCGCAAATCCTTTTTACTAACCCCCGCCTCTTCATAGGTCTCGCGGAGCGCACATGCCAGTTCCGTTTCAGAGGAGGAGCGCCGCCCCTTGGGAAATCCCCATTCGGGTTCGGTCCATGCCGTTTTACTCGCAGCCACGTAGGCGGCCAGAAGACCCCGGCCCCTCAGTAAATCGAATTTCGCCTTGGACTGTTCGTATTCGGCCTGATAGCGCCGTGAGGCCGGCCCATTCCACAGATCTCGCCACAAGTCGCTAAACGCCATCTCCTGAAGCTGCTTGCGCTCCGCCAGCGTGGCCTGATCCACGAGGGATTGAATACCGGCCGCGTCACGGAGCTCGTATTTGCCGCGCATAATTTCAATGAAGCCGATGCTGACCCGCCGCCGCACCAAGAGCCAATCGACCTTATGAAATCCTTCAGGTACAGGAAGGCCGGGCGGTGCCTTGGCCGAACAGCATCGAAAGGCGAGGATGCCGAGTGACGTGATGGGTTCGCGGCATTCGCGAAAGAAGTGTCCTGGTTTTCCACAGTTACTACACGCAGCTGACATGGGTCCCTTACCAACGGGTTCGGTATTTCCGTTTAGACTGTACGGCCTCAATAGAGGATCATGCATATACCGCCCGAAATCTGGGGGCCCATGTTCTGGAGCACGATGCATATTACATCACTGGCCTATCCGGATGATCCCACCTATGCCGAGAAGCGCGCGGCCAAGGACTTTTTCAATGCGCTCGGCTTTCTGTTACCCTGCCCCGTCTGCCGCGACCACTTCCGTGAGATTCTAAAGGGCATGCCGATCGAGACCTGGCTCGACAATCGGACAAAGCTCACGGAATGGGTCTTTACGGCGCACAATGCCGTCAATAAGAAGCTCGGCAAACCCGAGCTGACGATGCCCGAGTTCTATAGCCGCTACGAGGCGATGGGCGAACGGGGTCTGCCGATTCCACCCTCCAATCCCCATGCGGAGATTACGGATGCAGCCGTCTCGGCCGCCTGGATCCGAGGCGCCGGCACCGTCGTCGGTGTGGCGGCCGTCTGTGGCTTTGTCGGAGGCCTGCTGTGGTGGTCCTATAAGAAATGAGGGTCATGCGTTGTGGTTATTCGGTACAGGATTATGATTCGGTTGGATCGGTGAAATCGTATTATTAATGATCTGCACGTGGTTTCTCGTACGATGAATTCTGCGTTCATCCATCTCCTCATTAGAAACAGCGGGCCATGCACGGAACACGGAAAAGAAGAGATCGAGAATATTGTTCATGTTTTGTTTGACCGCGGCCACCGACATCAAAAATGTGGGAAATCCAGGTATGAAGAACTGTACCGACCGAAAAGGATCCTCATCAATGCTTGTGATCCAGAACATGCGATACAGATACGATACTGCATCCTGGTGCGTGAAGGTGTTCGTATCTGTTTCGATAGAATCATCATCGCTCCGTTCGGAATAAGTAAAGCGCAAAAGATTATCTTGTTGATGTACAATGTTTAGAATATCATCGCGCTGCGCATCATCTGCCTCCCGTGTTTCACGGATAAACCGCAGCTGGATTTTATGATGATTCAGCATTGTCTGACAGAAGTAAGGGTCGAGTGATTTAGACTGCCGCCTTACAAAAAAAGAGGCAGCAGAGTAGAGGACCATGGTAAAAGAAGTCGAGGTAAAGGCGCGGGCCTCGGATAAGGAGTTTGCAAAGAACGAGGGCAGCTTTTTCGATACGCGAGGCATGACGATTTACGACGACGATGTGGATATTTATGGTCTGAATACACATGAGGACGTGACAGCGGGTCTGCCGAAGCGCGTACTGCTGGCCAAGTTCCGCAAGGCCGTGCTGCCCATGGACAAGGTGCAGATCGGCTGGGACGCCTTTCGTCTTCTCGCAATCCCGAGTCGCAACCGCGGCGCCGCCGCCGGCCCCATCGATCTCAAGGGTGTCTATTGGTCGAAGCGGAAGCCAGTGGATGTCAATGGCTGGTCGGCGCGCTACATGCAGGACGGCGTCAAAAGCAAGATGATCGTCAATAACGTGGTGGCCAGCGGCGTGATCGGCTCTTATGAGAAGACGCCGTTCTTGGGCCAACCGTGTCGGATGACGGGTTACACCCGCCGCGGGCTCAAACAGTATTTGCACGGCATTCCCTTTCTGGAGGCGATCGACGATTCTTTTAAGAAGCTCGTGCCGGATGCCTACAAGAAGCAGCACGCCGCCGTCTCTAAAAAGCCCGAGTATCAGATTGCGGACACGGCCTTCAGTACGCTCACGGTGAATATGAATTTCCGGACGGCGCTGCACAAGGACGCGGGCGACTACAAAGAGGGCTTCGGCAATCTCACGGTGATTGAGTGGGGCCGGTATCACGGCGGCGAGACCCTCTTTCCGCGCTTCGGCGTGGGTGTTAATCTGCGCACGGGCGATTTCGTGGCCATGGACGTGCATGAGTTCCACACCAACGCGCCGATCCACGAGACCAAGGAGGACAAGGCGTATAATCTGAAGCTTCCCGACATTCGCACCCGCGATGCGACGACAGGTGTGATCGGCAGCCAGGAGCGCTATCAGCGGATCAGTTTCGTGTGCTACTTCCGTGAGAAGCTCAAGGACTGTATCGAAAAGGACACGCGGGATTATTACCAGAAGATCGATTTTGATTTGACTTCAGAGACCAAGAAGGCCAAGGCGGCCCACATCAAGACGCTGCCGATTCCGGATCGCACGGGCACCCTGGAGGAGGCGATTGCGGCCGTTGGTCACAAGAAGGCCAAGGGACCGCATACTAGAAAGCGCCATGCCAGACAGCAGAGGCGGCGTTCCCGCAAATCCATATTCTAAGGACCCAACAGAACACGATGTTTGAATCCGAGATCGCCCTAGCTATTATAGTGGGATCCTGGATTTTGTATGAGCTGTACGGCCGGTTTATTAGCGATTGGCTAGGTACCAGCTATGTCAGAATCGCAGGAGGCGTCGCCATCATCGGCTACTTGTACTGGCAGATGAAGGACAAGCCGGCCGACTTTCAGGAGACACTGGGCCTCGCGAAGCAGCTGCTGATTGCCCCTGGGTCTTCTTTGGCTTCAGGAGGAACAAAAGAGAAGCGGAATGTAACAAATGCAATGAAGAAAGTAGTGGGCGCCAAGTATCAATGGAAGTGCGCTGGCTGCAAGACAATGTTAGATGAGGGGTATCAGGTCGATCATATTATTCCGCTATTTAAAAATGGTTCAAATGAGCTTGATAATTTACAACCCCTTTGCGGAACATGTCACAATAAAAAGAGCATAAAAGAAAGCATTGGATTATAATTTAGCAGTATATAGTATGGAGAATTTAGTCCAACATATTGATAATGAGATACCTGTTAAAAAATATTTATGCATTCATGCCAAAAATAAATATACCTGTAAAGATTGCAAGGGGTCATGCATTTGTATTCATAATCTATACAAATATCGTTGTAAAGATTGTGTTAAAGATTTAAATTGCAAACATAGAATTAAAAAAACAGAATGCGAAGAGTGCAAAAATATTGAAATAGTCTGCAAACATAATAATATTAAAAGTAATTGTTTCCAATGTACTGGTAAATTATGCAGTCATGGTCGTCAAAAAGCATATTGTAAAGAGTGTGGAGGATCTCAATTTTGCAATCATGGCAAACGTAAGGCAATATGTATAGATTGCAAGGGGTCACAATTATGCACTCATAATAATGTTAAATATGATTGCTTAGAATGCAAAGGTGCTTCAATTTGCATACACAATAAGAAAAAACATTGCTGTAAAGAATGTAATGGTAAAATGTATTGCGAACATGGCATCACAAAATCATATTGTAAAAAATGTAAAGGATCATCTATTTGTATTCATAATAATATTAAAAAACGTTGTATTGATTGTCAGGGTAGTCAGATATGCGAACATAATACAATAAGGAATACATGCAAAAGTTGTAAAGGTTCTCAAATTTGCAAACATACTAAGCTAAAATATTATTGTAAAGAATGTGATGGTAGAAATTTATGCAAGTCATCGTGGTGTCATACATCTGGAATTAAGAAATATAACGGGTATTGTTTTCAATGTACTATACATTTGTTTCCAGGAATAAAAGTTTCAAGAAATTATAAAACAAAAGAAAAATCTGTAATCGAATTTATCCAATTACAATTTCCAGATTTATCATGGATTAATGATAAAAAAAATACAGATGGTTGTTCTGGAAGACGTCCTGATTTATTATTAGATATGGGCACACATATAATTATAGTAGAAATAGATGAAAACCAACATAATAGTTATGACTGCAGTTGTGAAAATAAACGATTAATGGAAATATCACAGGACAATAATCATAGGCCTATTGTATTTATTAGATTTAATCCTGATAATTATATAAATTCTAAAAATGAAAGGATTAGTAGCTGTTGGACGAGTAAAACTGATATTATAAAGTTAGTCAAAAATAAATTGGTCGAATGGAAAACCCGACTAGATGTTTTAAAAGAACATATAGCGTACTGGGTTGCACATATTAATACAAAAATGATTGAGGTAATAGAACTTTATTATGACAACTGTACAAATTAAAATGCCAATATTACTCTATACGAAAAGCCGCGACCCAAAGTAAGGAATGCAAACGCCGCAGCAACAGAATACCGGTTCCACCTGGGACTCCATAAAGGGATTTCTGGGAAATCGCGTCACCGATGGCAACGCCCTACTGAACACGAGCGGCTTCCGCTATATCCTATACGCCCTCTTATTTGGCATCATCATCGCCACCGTCATTATGGTCGTCGATAATTTCTATCCCTTTCTACCCCTCAATCCAGTATCAGGTCCCTCAGCTCTTGCCCGATCTGGCGTCACATTCTGGCCCACCTCCGCTGAGAATCTGATTGTCCCGACATCGCAGTCGCCCACTACGACGGCCGATAATTACTCGATGTCGGTCCAGATCATGATCGGCGATTCGCGCACACCCAGCACCGGCTTCTTCCGCCACATCATCCATCGCGGCTCGAATCCCTGCAGCATCACGAGCACTACGGCGGGAGCATCGGGTCACGCGGGAGTCGCCCCTAGTACGCTGCCGCCTTCAACGGAACCGCCCTACCTAAAGTCCGGCCTGCCCGCCATTATGAATCCAGGTATCTTTCTGGATGAATATCGGAATGACATCCACGTGTTTGTTCATACATTGGGGTCGGAAACGGTGGGCACCGCCACTACAAATCTAACATGGCTGGAATCGATGACGATTGAGGATCTTCCGCTGCAGTCGCCGATTACGTTGGGTGTCGTCTGCAATGGACAGACACTCGAAGTCTATGTCAATTGCCGCTTGTATTCGACGCAGCTGCTCAGAGGGCGGCCATATCTGCCATCGGGCTCTAACCAGTGGTTCGGCCGCTACTGTGCCTTTGCCATGTCGGGTCTAGTGCAGAACTTGACGCTGTGGCCTGCGGCGCTGGGTTCGTCGGACTATATTCAGCTGTGTCGGTCGCCGTCGATGAGCACGGGTAATCTGCCTTCGACGTGTATGACGAAGACGTAGTTTGCGGGATTTTTTGGTTCTTTTGGTTCTTTTGGTTCTTTTGTTTCTTTTGGTTTTGCGGTAGCCGCCGCGGCCTTGCGGCGGCCCACCAGCACCACCCCTCGTCGCATCACCCCTTCCTCCATAGCCTGTCGTGCCGGTAGGGTCTGCCTTACGTGAAGAACCTGCTACAGGGGCAGGTATATTTCGTGCAGCAAGTCTGGCACGTGCTGCTTCAACTACATGAGCTGGCCAAAAAGACACATTTGGCCTAGGTAGTACTTCACCAGGCGGTGCTAACAGACCTGCTTTGTGTGCTTCTCTAATTGCAGTATCTGCAAGTATTCTCAAGTCTTCAAGTCTGCTAAATGAGTCTGGTAAATCTTTTTTATTAAACCGTCTAGATATTTTTTCTGCAAATAAAATAGCTCGATTTGCTTCTCTAAATTTTATACGATTGCCAGGACTTCCTACTGCATCATTAAATATGTTAGTCGCGCGCCTTACATATTTTCCAAAAATAACTGATTTTGTCTTAATTGCGTCTTCAATAGTTAAGGCCCCAACTGCGTTGCAACCATCAATAAATGCTATCATAGCAGCTGTTGCTGTTGTAATAACTTTAAAATTATCAGTATCATTTAAATAATGATATCGTAATTCAGTTTCATTTTTTGTGGCATATTTTTTTGTATAAAATTCTGTCTGCAATTCATCGCCTACTGGTATATCTTTTAATGTACCTAATAAGTCTTCAGGCAAAGTTTGTTCATCTGTTGCTCCCCATCGTTTCATAAACTGACACGTCTGGAATAAATCTCTATGAACAAATCCATTATTAGAATTAAATTGTGAATATTTCATACTATAATTTCTTTTACTATCCTCTATGCGTATATGTTCTAAATCAAAAAAAGCAAATTTACCATCCGCATTTATTCCTATATTTTCAGGTTTTGCATCTCCATGATATATTTTTATTCCGTCTTTGCTATTTACTTCTTCTACTAAGTTTTTTATGCCTTTTAGCATAAAACAAAGAGATTCTGGTCCTTTACCTTCTACATAGGCAGCATCTAAATACTCTTGAGCTGTAAGGGGGTATTGCTCTTGTGCAATTCCTATTATTTTTTTACCGTCTTTTATTGCATCCACTTTAAAAAAAATTGTTGGAAACCTTCGAGGGAACCATTCATGTGTTTTTTCGCCTGCAACAGTTTCTTCATATCTATAAATTTGTAATTCTTTAGCATCGCGCACATCTTCTTTCGCAACTGCAATTTTTTTATTATTTTCTCCTTTTTTAATAAGTTCGTTTAATACAAGTTTTAATTCATCTAGGTTGCCGTTATAAATTTTAAGAATTGCAGGACTGCCTAATGTAGAATCCAATGGTGTAAAAATACCACTACTCACGTTGCAATCATCAGTTATACAGTGTAACAACTGAAATCTACCAATATCTGACACTTCTATAACAGAACCAAATCGATTAGACTGTAAATTAACTAACGCCCTATAGCTGGTTCTGGAACTAGCCTCCATCCTCTTACAGATTGACAATAAATTATAGTAGTAGAGAGATGGAAAGCTTCAAAGCATGGAGCGATTGGGCCGCGCAGACCACATCAGGTGCCATCGGCGGCCAAAGCAGCTGGACCACGTCCTGGGCCGTCCCAGGCATGATTGCCGTTCTGGCCATTTTCCTAATCGTCATGATTGTCTATACGATAATCCAAATGTACCAGGGCAATCCCGTCAAACTCCTCAGAGGCCCGGTGGATCTCTTCGCACCGACATCGCCCGTGCTAGTGGATCGTGACACCTCCGTCAAAAACATGGCGGGCACCTATACTCTCGCCTTTTACATACGGATTGATGCCATTCCCGATATGCGAGCGGCGGCGACACCCGTCATGACCTGGAATTCCATCTGGAATCTTGCCTACAATCCGGGCCAGGAGCAGATGATCTGGTCCTTCCAGCAGACGAGCATCGATGCGTCGAATCTGGTACTGCCCGAGACCGTCGCCCTTGACAAGGTGCCGCCCCAAAAATGGACACAGATCACGCTCGGATTCGAGGGCCGTTCGCTGGATCTCTATATTGACGGCAAGCTGGCGCTCTCCACCACGCTCAGAAATGTGCCCCCCTCTATGGCATCCTCTATTACACTTGTACCAGGCGGCCTCATGGGCCAGGTGGCCTATGTCCAACTCTGGCCCCGGCGGCTCACTGTTCGCGAAACCGAGGACAATTATACCGACACCTCGGATTCTCAGGGCCGCCCCTTTCTCGGCCCCTCCATGCTCCGCACCCTCGGCGACATCAAGCTGCCCAATCTCTTTTGCCCCTCCGGAAATTGCACGGGCTCCAAGCCCGTCGCCTCACCATCCCAGGTATGGGAGTTTCCTTACGCATAAGTAGAAGCATGGATACCGTTACCAATTTTTACAGGTCAAATTCGAGCCTGCTGAGCACGATCGCATTCCTGGTGGTGATCCTCGTCATACTGTACTATTGCTACACGTACCTCTATCCTGCGGCGGACCCGAGCTATACACAATTCCTGCGCGGTGAAGCGGATGCCCGCACGCCGATCACGCTCGACAATACCAAGGTTCCGGGCATCTACACGGGCGGCGACTTCACCTTCAGTTTCTGGATTTATATCGACGACTGGAACTACAAGGTCCATCAGTACAAGCCGGTGTTTGTGATTGGGCCCAAGAGTCTAGCCACCACGAATGTGATTGTCGGCATGCTGTCGCCCGTCAAGAATAATCTGCTCATCCGTGCCTCGGTCATAGGGGGCGGGGCCGGATCCTCCCTCGATATTACGAATGAGGCCATCCGCCAGCAGATGATCCAGGGCACCGGCTCAACGGACGTGAATTCCTCCACCGTCGAATCCGATCCGTGCAACATTAAGGAGGTGCCGATCCAGCGCTGGGTCTGTGTGACGATTGTCAGCAGCGGCGCGGTTCTCGATGTCTATATGGACGGCAAGCTGGCGCGCTCCTGTGTGCTCGACAATGTAGTGCAGGTGCCCCGTGGTCCGCTTGCACTCAACCTCGCGGATCAAACGATGCTTCAGGGTACCGCCACGGATTCCATACCGACCACTGGCTTCGGCGGTCGTCTTTCATCTGTCCAGATGTGGGGTCAGCAGCTCACCCCCGACGTGATCTACGGGATATATCAGATGGGCCCTACCCAGACCCAGCACAGCATCTTCACGGACTTTGCCAAGTATTTCAATCTGAATGTCAGCTTCACGGGATCCGCGCCCGGTCAGCCCATCGGGTCACAGGCCAACATCAATCCGTTCGGCGCGCTCTACAACAACGGCGCCCAGACAATCCAGAACGGCTATGGACAGGCCCAAAACCTAACATCTTCACTAACAGGTAATTAAATCGTAGATCCACAGTAGAATGGAGACGTTGAAGGGAATCTATGATTTTTTATTGGGCGACTCTCCCATTGCCCAGCTACTCCAGGTCGCTCTGCTGATCTTCATCAGCTTTGCCGTCTTAATCACCGGCAAGGACATGATCGATATCATCGCGACCTATAGTGAAGGCACCACGGTGCTTCTACCCTATTTGTATGACGGGCCGCAGGTCATCTACCAGGATCCGAACCAGCAGGGAGCCATTACGATCTATCCCTCGGTGAATGCTCCGTCGGGTCTCGAGTTCTCCTACAGCTGCTTTCTGCTCATCAATAAATCGACATTCCAGGCGGGCACCACGGGCCTCCGGCATATCTTCCACAAGGGCACGCCGACCTACAAGCCGTTCTTGTGCCCAGGCGTCTTCGTCGATAACAACGACAACAACCTGGTCGTCTATATGAACGCCGCCGATAACTGGAATCGGTATTGCAAGCTGCCAAACATTCCGATCGGCAAGTTCTTCCATCTGGCCATCGTGGTGCGCAACATGGATGTGGATATCTACATCAATGGCAACGTGGCGCATCGCATGACGCTGGATTCGGTGCCGATCCAGAACTTCGGGGACGTCTATGTCTTTAATACGCAGAAGTTCAGCGACAAGGCGAGCAACCCCGACGATCCGCTTGTCATCAATGGGGCCGCGACGGGTCTCATCAGTACGCTGACTTATACGGGCTACGCACTCAACTATGAGCAGATCGATCGCATGGTGCGCACGGGCCCCTCTACGCAGCTCGTGTCGGCCACGCAGAACCTGCCCCCCTATCTGGCGGACAACTGGTGGGTGACGTATTACAGCCCTTAAGGAGGCCCGAATAAATTCCTCATACATTCTCCTGTAGGAGAACGTATGAGTTGCGATCTAAGCGATAGTCGCCATGCTGTGTAGAGGTATGCCGGGTGGAGGACAGATAGGAATTGTGGCCTACGGTAATCAAAACCGCATTTTTAACGGCAACCCCGATTTCACGTATTTCTACAAGGTGTTTCGCCGCTATACGCACTTCAGCCAGGAGAACATTTCGATCACGCTGGACGGGCCGAATCAGATGTCGTTGGATACGGCCGTCATGTTGCGGGCCAAGATTCCCCGTTATGCCGACCTCATGACGGATCTGTACTTTGTGTTTGATCTTCCGGACATTTACAGTGGCATCTATGATCCGGTGGGCGCCAATCCGGCCACGCGCCTGCCGTCCTTCCGGTGGATCCGCATGCTCGGCGCCATGATCATCGACAACATCGGCATCTACGTGGGCGGCTCCCAGATCCAGCAGTTTCCAGGCGAGTGGATCGGTGTCAAGGCCACGATTGATCTGCCGACGGACAAGTATCTCAAGTGGCGGACCCTCGTGGGCGACGTGCCCGAACTCACAAATCCCGAATGGGGTCTGTATGGAAAGGCCGTGAGCTATCCGTTTCAGAAGGGCGACTATCCGCACAACGTGTTGGATCCCTCGGGAAATAACACCGCGCCCTCTATTCCCGGTCGGCAGATCCGTGTGCCGCTGCCGTTTTGGTTTGCAGATAATTGGGGCAAAGCCCTGCCTCTGGTGGCACTGCAGCTCCACGAGGTTGAAGTCCGGATCCAGCTGCGCACACTTCGCGAGATCTATCGGATTATGGATAACGTCTTCCAGACCGAGCCGGTGCGGTTCGGCCGCTCCTTGCAGTACAATCCCGCGCTGCCGATTGCAAATGACACGACGGCTCCGACACCGCCCTACACGAATCTGACCCTCCAGGCGAATTACAAGACCTTCACGGATCCGTATGGGCCGCTGCGCAACTACTATACGGACGCGGGCTCGACCGTGCCGGCCCAGGACAGTTTCATCATGAATGCGCATCTGGAGGCGAACTATGTCTATCTCACGGAGGCGGAGCAGGCTGCGTTTGCAAACAGAGAGCTCCAGCAGCTCGTATATCAGATTCAGACCTTTACGTTTCCATCTGTGACGTCACAGACGCGGTTTGATCTGGATGTGCATGGGCTGGTGAATCGGTTCGTCTTCTTTGGACGGCGAACCGATGCAATTGATAGCCGGAATGATTATACGAATCTGAGCAACTGGAAGTATCCGTGTCAGGCACCGTACTGGCCGCTGGGTCCTACGGCACCGGTCCCAAATGCCGGCCAGCTATTGTCTTATGCGCAGCGGGATATTCTGCGGACCGTTCGACTACTCTTGGCGGGCAATGAACTGCAGGAGGCGAAGCCGGCGCCGTTCTATGAAGTTCAGACTGCATTCGCGACGACAAGAGGCACGGGCGGTACGGGCTTAAATCCGGGGTCTCTGAAACCGGATGACGTGATGGGGCCGATCTATCAGATGACGTTTGGCTTGAATGCATCGGATCACGAGCAGCCGAGTGGCGCTCTCAATACTAGCCGGATCAGAGAGGTGCAGCTGGAAGTGCAGCCGTGGGACTTGGATCCGATGTCGCCGTTTGCGTATGATTTTACGGTGTATTGCGAGACCATGAATACGGTCAAGATCACGAATGGACTGGGTGGATTAGGATTCGCGATATAGTGGAGCGAAAGCGGAGGCGGAGCCGAAGCTAAGCGAAACTAATCAGCGAATCCGGACTTAGGATTCGCCAGAAGTGAGGTTTGCGCAGCAAACTGAACGGAATCATGAGCGAATCCGGACAGATTAGGGTTTGCCATTTAGTCGCGGAGCGCAGCCAACGGGCGATATAAGCGAAACCGGACAGATTAGGGTTTGCCATTTAGTCGCTCCAGCCAACGGGCCATATGAGCAAAACCGGACACCCATGGTAGGGGGACATGCCATCCAAAACAAGAAAACAGATCAAGAGGAAACCACTGCTCCTCCAGGCTCTCTGGACCGGGCCGCCCTTATCGCGGCTCGAACGCGGTGCCCTCCAGAGCTACGTGAATGCCGGCTACACCGTGCAGCTCTATACTTACAATCCCATCGCCACCATGAAGGCGCAGGTACCTACACACGTGCATGTGCGCGACGCCCGTGATATCTTACCCGAATCGGCCCTGTTCCATTACGACGGCCGCGCGACCAAGGGGAAGAGGGCCGACGCCTACCAGTTCCTTCCATTCGCCGATCTCTTCCGCTTCACGATGCTCTACAAAAAGGGCGGCGCCTGGATCGATATGGACATGGTGCTTCTGAAGCCGATTCCGGCCTCTGTGTTAGCGAAGCCCTACGTGTTCAGCAGCGAACGCACGATCCAGGCCGGCGCCTACAAACAGAAGTTGGCCGAACTCCCGAATATCGGCTTTCTCAAGGTGCCGGGTCCCGCGGACCCCTTTGTCGGCTGGATTCTGGATCACATGCCCTCTCCCGAGAAACGCCACGACGTCAAGAGCCCCTTCGACTACATGAATCTGTATCGCCGAGCCATTACAGAAAACAGCTTAGAGCGGTACGTTCTTCCAGCCCGCGCCTTCATGGAGATCAACTGGTGGGACGCGAAGGAGATGTTCGATCCGGGATCCGGCAAGGCCGGTGTCTGCTACGACGGCAAGTACGGAGTCCAGCCCTTCTGCGTGGATGGCCTCAAACACGCCGGTGTCTATGGTGTGCATCTGCACCGGTCCCTGCTGCGCAAACGGGGCCTGCCATACGACAAGACGGAGGAGCACGAGGGCGTTGATTCGCTGTACAATGAGATCCTCGCCAAGGTCGAACGCGCGGCCTAGAATTCGGCGACCAACGGTAGAGGACATGAACAACGGCCGCGTCAATTTCGGTCGCGAAGGCGTGACACCGGCGTCCCAGCTGCCCGGCTTTGGCTACCGCACCAAGACGGCGACATCGGAGGCGGACGATGCGATCCGCGGTAACGTGATGGCGAATCCGCTGAACCAGGCATTCTTCAGCCCGCCGAATGTGCAGATCATCCAGAACCAGTTACGGAAGGGCGTGTTTGACAGGTCGAACGGTGAGTTTCTGATTGACGATCAGTCGGTGGATGAGCTCATGATTGTGATGCGCGCCATGTATCTCCAGTACGGCAAGAACCAGCCGGACCACGTCACGGAGCAGATTGTGGAGCTCAATAAGATCGTGACGGACTGGTGCATTCCACGGATTCTGTCCGAGTGTTCGATGCACAAGACATATCTGCACGATATCCAGAATCTGCCAATTCCGCTCCAGCAGCCTGTGCATCTGAGTCAGAAGGGTACGAAGTCGGGCACTTTGGATAGGTTTTTCTAGGCAAAACAAATGCGCCCCCAGTAAGGGATGTCACTCGAATTCACGAGCGAGGCCAAGTCCGAGTTCCGGCGCACTTATACCGCCACGACAAAGGTCGCGGTCCAGGAAGAGGCGCAAGAGCTGATCCGTGTCAGTATTCTGCAGATCCAGATGCATCCTATGAAAGGCAGCGGCTCGATCAGTTTTGAAACGGAGGACGACGGTACGCACGTGTTTGCGAGGGCCACCGGTAGCCCGGACCTCGTCCGCCATTTTTCGGCGATTTTCAGGGCGATTCCCGACTGGCGCCAGAAGAAGGAGGTGAAGGTACTGTCTGCGGTAGCAGTGAGACCGATTGCCCGGCGCACCAATGCGGCCTATGCAGCGGAGGCCCGAGCCGCTGCCAACTCAAGTCGCTATCCGGTTACCGCGGTGGCACCGTCGGCAGTGGGGGGCGCTGGGAATGCCCCGGCCGCCCATAGTGAAAAGGCCTTTGCTGCAACACCGAGGGCAGCGGAAAAGGCCCGGCTTACGGAGATCTCTGAGACCCGAGGGATCCCACTCATAGAGGTGAATCGTGCTCTGCGCCTGTCTCGGTCACAGTACAAGCAGCTTAGGCAGCGGGGTGTCTCGGCTGCAGAAGCGGATCGTCAGGCGACGGCGCTATTTGAAGCAGCGTTGCGCTAAAATGACGGGTACCAGTAAAAATGCGACTATTCTTTCTGATAGGATTATTCGTGTTGGTTCTTGCGCTTCAGACGGTGATTTTGACGGAGGCGTTTGGGTCACGGGGTGCCCAGGCCCAGATGCACAGCATGAGCGGCAAGGTGGGGTTTGCCAGGCGTATTTAATCTAGGGGATTAGTAAGGGATGTCGCTGTCATTAAGGGGTATTGGTTTAGGGTTAATTTCTTTAGGCTCTCTTATTGGCGCCACTGCACTTGGATTTGTAAATAGTACAAATACACAAATCACAGCTACAAGTACAATCCATTCTGGAAATGCTACGTATAATCAATTTAGCTCAAGTATTGATTCTACTCTTGCTGGTTCTGTTGGTAATCTTCAAACTCGAATACAAAACTTACAACAAAATAACCCTGGATTCCTTGAACAAGGAATGCTTGGTATTACACAAGGAATAGATAATGCTCCATCCAGTGCAATAGGTTGGACTGGCGTCACACAATCACAGATTAAACTAGTTGCAACTCCTGAAAATATAGGGTTCGCTGTCCCAACTTTTTCTAACGGTGTTTATTATATAAATCAGGCTACACCGCCAGAGATTCGAAACGATTTTGCTACCTTTTTTAGCCAACCGCAAATGACTGTTCGTGGTCAGTTGAATAAAATGTATGGACCAGATGCGGTTAGTAAGGCAATAAAAGTTTTAAGAGAGCAATCGGTATCAGTTAATTCAGTGAGACAATTACGAGAAGGAAATGCTGGGTTTAACCCTGCTAAGGGATCAAGCGGCTCTGCTGGTGTCAAGGCTGGTAACCAGCTACTCTTAGCACCACCGGCATCTCAGAATACCTCAACCGCTATTGCACTGCGACCTTCTGGTAATGTTGCGCTCTTTAATGCCGGCACTGGTACAACTACTGCTTTAGGGACGAGCCCTGCGCCAGCGGGAAATGCTGTTGCTGCAGCCCCATCAACCGCTGTTGCGCTCTTACCTAATGATAACGGTAAATCTCCTGCTTTAGCGACGAGCCTTGTGCCTCAACCAGGTGCCGTTGCTTTTTTTTCTCCATCTACGGCTGTTGCTCGTACATCGAAGGCTCTTACTGTAGCAAAATCTAATAGTGGCACAAGTCCTGTACAACCATTTACTTCTACAGCTGGAACTGTAATAACTGAAGAACAGGCGCGAGAAGTTACGGCTGCTAATGCAGCCAAAAATACAGAAGGCAAAACCCTTGTTAATGAAGAAAATGCGGCGACACTCAGAGAAATAAATGCAGCAGCACTTAAAGCTAGAGGAATTGCGCCGCCACTTAGCACAGAAGTTGCTACTGTTACTCCTCCTGGCACCCTTGTTGTACCTTCTGCTAATTCTGGCTCAAGCGCTGCATTGGGGTCATCAGGAACTAACACTAGTACAACCTCATCAACTGGTTTATCGTCTGGTTCAACAGCAGCAGCAGCAGCAGCAGCAGCAGCAGCAGCAGCAGCAGCAGCAGCAGCAGCGGCGGCTACATTAAGCCCCCTTTCGAAGTCTAAAGGAGCAGGTGGTGGAAAGGGACCTAAGGGTGGTAAAGGAGCAGGTGGTGGAAAGCCGCCATCAAATGATTTAAAAAGTTTATTAGGCAAAATTTACGATGAATCGGCTAATAATGTAGTACAACTGCCCGACGATATAACAGCAGCAGGATTAACATATATAAACTCATCAATATTATATAAAATTACGAAAAAAGGCACATTTAAGAATATTACGGGGACGGGGACAACCGTAGTACCAAATAGAATCATTATTGTTGGTAAAAATGGTGTCGGTTACATCGGCCCTGTAACATTGATTAAAGATGTAACAGATAAAGCTTTAGTTAATGCGTTTGATGATAAAGACTCTCTCTATAAAGCGTCGGCTACCGAGTTTAAACAAGTAAATCCTGAGCTATTTAGCAGCGGGGTAACAATTATTAATAAAAACTTTAGAATTAAAACTGGTAAATTTGAAAATAAAGTAGGGAAATTAGTGCAATATGCCCCCGCACTTCCAGCTGACCGTATTCTTTTGCAAGTTGATAAGACATATTATATTGGACCTAAAACAGAAGTTGAAGAAGTAGTTGTTGAATTAAATGATAAGGATTTATTTTATGTCGAGTCGGCTACTAAGTTTTACAGATTGAGTGACACTGTAGCTCGAAAGCAATCAAAGCTGTTATACAAAATTAATGAAGAAGGTTCATTAAAGGGTAAAGTTGGAAAAGAGGCCACTAGTGGTTCTATAGGTAACAGAATTATTATTACTATCGATACAGAAACCTACATTGGTCCTAAATCTTCAACAACACCAGTTACAACACCACCTCCACCACCTCCACCACCTCCACCACCTCCACCACCTTCACCATCCTCTAAAGATGCCACGATCATACAGCTTGCTGAAGAGGGAATTGCCGCGTTGAAAGCAAACCAACCTACCACTGTAATTGAAAAATTAGACGCCTTAGCCACTCATACGCCCACAATGAAGGCGCAACTTATGGCGATGGTTCGACCTGGAACAGCAGGAGGAGGGGCAACAGGAGGAGCAGCAGGAGGGGCAACAGGAGGAGCAACAGGAGCAGGAGGAGCAACAGGAGGAGCAACAGGAGCAGGACCAGACCCACGCTTCACATTGCAATCACAGTTGCAAAACAAGCTTAGGAAGAATGATATAATCGCACAGCCTACTGATTCAACCGATAGCTATATTTATAAAGAGATTTTCATGCCAGTTTTTACTGGTGCAGCCACGTATGAAGTTGCACTTGCAAGGTATTACAATTATTTTAAAAATAAACCCATAATTTTGGGCATAGATATTATTCCTGTACCATTTAGGGGTGGCACTGATCTCCAGTATGATGCACTTGGAATCTATCCTAAGATGATGGCTGGAATAAATGCATTTCTTGACAATAGGCCAGAAGATCTGGATAAGGCCAGAGCCGAATATCGCAAAGTATTTAAAGAATACCGTATAAAACAACATGCAGTTGTCTTAGATTATAAGATGATGGTGCCGCCAGAATTAAATGAGTCCGCATTAATAAATGATGCAAAAGAGGCAATTGCGAAAGCCTACAATGAGGCCGCAGAAGAATGGGATAAACTACAAGTAGGGCATTCAGATTTGGGAACATTTTCATTAAAAAGAGATAAATATAGTAATCTAACACGTGCCTTTTCATCTGTGCTAGGGGATGCGAGACAGATATATACATGGAGTAAATCGGATTTGGGCCTATTTAAAACTCCTCTTAAAAAACCGATTATGGGAACCCCGCCTACCCAAAAATTTATAAATAGATACAATGAATTAATCTCTCTTCGTCCAACCGTAATTGCTCTTATTCAGGCCGGTCCTGCTTATGATAAAGAGGCTAAACGAGCGAATGATTATTATAAGGCACAGCTTAGTATTTATGACAGCGATCAGCCAGCTTCAAATATTAACTCTGATGAACTAAAGAACAGTATAATCCGATTTCTCAAGTCTGGATCAAACCTATCTGTATCACAAAAACAGTTTGAAATATATAAGGCCAGAGCTAGAAAAGAAATTGAGCGATTAAGTACTCTTAAAAATGCATCAACCTTAAACTCAGAAGCTGATGAAGAAATTCGCAAACAAACTGTTAAAATTAATGCAAAAGCAATAACGCCAGCAGCTAAAACTAAAGAAATTGAGACGATGACAGCAGCTATTAATAATGAAAGAGATCGTTTAATACAAAGTTTTAATCATGCAACTCCCATTAAAGAGGAAATTGAAAGAGAACTTAACGCTGCTGAAGTGTCAAGAAAATCTGCAATAGATAAAGAGTTTAATACTGATTTATTAGGAAAAATAGCTGCTAAACAAATTTCAAACAGTGAATTTAACAAAAAAATTAAACAAGCCGAATCGTTAAAAGTAGATGAAGATCAAATAGAATTATTAAAAGAAACATATACTGCGATGATTACCAAATTAAAGGCTGCTATTCAAATCAAAGTTCCAGAAATAAATCCAGCAGATACCACTGTCAAAGACTATATAATGAGATCTAAACTGATAGATGAGATGCCATTTTGGCCTGACAGTGAAAAGGACTGGCTTGCTAGCCAGGTCACGGCCAGAAGTAAAGCGCTAGAAGCAACAATAGGAGACTATAAGAAAAATGCTAACACACAATCATTTAAGGATTTTACTGCTGCAATGGACCAAGCCGAGGCCCTAGGTGTGCCAATTGATACTATAGCGGAAATTATAAAAATCCGTGCAGATGCAGTTCGAACAAAACGAGCTGCATACGAAACAACAGACCGTAATAGTACAGGCGTAACAACTAAAGCGAACCTGAAAGCTGCCCTAAACCAACTCTTACCTGCAGATAAACAACTGACGGGCGGCTATCGTTCTACACATCGGCGGAAGTATAGGACACGTGCTCTTACACGGCATGCAATGCGTAGAGCGCGTCACACCATTACAAACAAACCCCAGGCCAAGCGGCTCACGCGCCATGGATGAGCCGAAGGCGGACACACAAAGGCGGACACACAAAGGCAGACCCAAAAAACGAGTTCGTACCTTAAGCAGAATTACGATCAGCTAATTAGATGTCCTTTTCACATATAATTACCTGTTGTCGGCTGCTGTCCGTCTTGTCAGCCTACTACCTCTGGTTTCGTGTGATCCGCTGCAACTACACCCTCTTCCTCCGGCACACCTTCCAGGCCCTTCGCAATGAAAACATCCTCTTCACCAAAATCTTCCAGGCCCTCGCAAATTCGGCCAACCTCACACTGACCCCGGAGTGCCGCACAGAGCTGCAACCCTTTACGACCCAGGTGAGCTACACAAACGATGAAATCGACGACGCCGCCATAGATGAAGCCGAGGCCACCTACAATATCGTCGTAGATCGCCGTGTTATTAACGCCGGTATGATCGCTCTTGTCTTCCGCGGCACACGTAGAACAGAAGACGGTGACCAGCCGATCATTCTCAAGCTCAAGCGCCGCGGCATCACGGCCCACCTGCAACGTGGGTGCAATGACGTAGGTGTTATCTATAGATATATATACTACTGGTTTCCTAAGAACATCTATGTACGCATACTCGGTCCTTTTATCCGCAACCTTAGCGATATTATCGAACAGTGCGATTTCGATCATGAAATCCAGAATCTGCGCGAAGCAAAGACGGATCTGGTCGAACTTCCCTATATTAAAATCCCCACCTGCTACAACAATCCAGGACAGAATAATAAGTACATCTTAATGGAATATATAGATGGCACACATACCTTGCCCAACGACACGCCACTTTCAAAACGCCTAGCCTATCTAGAGCAATTCTGCAATTTCAATAATTTCTGTTTTTTATCCAATGCAATGCAGCACATTGACCTCCACGCCGGCAATATTCTCTTTTTACCCGACGGGCTCGGCGTGATCGACTACGGTATGGCCTTTCGTCCCAGTGAAGAGATGCATGAGATAGCATTAACCAGTGCCGACGTCATTCTGCATCCAGGGCGAATTAACGAGATAGATATTATTGACCGAACACGGAACTTGTTTGTACCACCACTCTCAGTGGAAACAATGCAAAATGTACCGCTTGTGCGGGAAATTCTACAATCAATTGCCCGTCCTTTGCGTCAAAGAGTTACACTGGATGAATTAAGCCTAACCGACAATCTGAATCGACTATCGACTGTGCTGAATCAGGAGATCATAATAAATCGAGATCTATACAAAATGATATTGGGTATGACAATGATGGGTTTTATGCGAACCGTCATGGGGCCAGAACATTTTACAGATGAACTAATAACTGAATATGCAGGTAAGGCAACTGAGAGAATGTATGCAAAGATTATGCTCAGCTAAACCTTCTTTGGAACCCGCTTCTTTGGCGCCGCCGTCTTCTTCACTTCGCCCACCGACGATCGAGCCGCCAGCCGCTTAACACCGAACTTCTCATAGGCGACCTCGAAGGCCGCCAGGTCGGCCAGCCACAGATCCTCCGCTGATTTAGAGGCCAGGATCGCTGCCTCGGCTACGATCTCAGCCAGGGACGCCTCGAGCTCCAGAATAGCCGCCGCTTTCAACCGATCCACGCGCATACGAAGCAAGTACTCGTAGCCGCGAAGATCGTCACCTGCCTCTGGTGCAGATAGCGGAGGAAGAGCCAACGCCTTGAGGCCCGCCAACAGAGCCGCGTCGGCGGCGTTGGCCACAACCAGCGTTCCCGCGACCACGGCTCTCACAAACCGCACCCGTGCATCGAGCTCCACACGCTGCGCCTCGAGCCGCGCCAGCTCATTGGCCTTGCGGCTCACGTAGCCTCCCAGCCGCGTCCCATAGAAGGTCTCAAGGATCTCCCCCGCAGAGGCGAACCGCCGCAGCCGTCCATCGACATCGAATGCCACCATGTTGGTCAGCGATGTCTGCTTCACGAGCTTGAACTTCTTCTCGAACTCAAGCGGAAAGGTGCGCGCCTCGTGATAGTATTCCGCCTCGAGGGTCAGCACAAAGCAGACATCGGTATCGGTGTTGGACTCCTGATAGTCGCGGAGCAGCTTCGGTCCTGAGATCGCAGAGCCTACGGAGCCTTCTGCCGCTGTTTTCTTGGCCTTGGTGACCTTCGGCTCAGCCGCAGAGCCCTCGAGCATCTTCTCCAGAAACTCCTTGTAGCGTTTGGTCCAGGTGCCCACCGGCAGCTCCGTGATCCTGACACGACAGCCCTCATCGTCGAAGAACTCATAGACACCCCGCGTAGTGACCTTCTTGCCATCGGCGATCACAGACCCACGGAAGCCATCGTACCAGGGAACCAAGGCGGTCTCTGTTAGATCTTTGGTCACACCGGTCAGGCGTCCTCTCAAGGCCGTCACCAGATCCCGTGGCGAATACGAGAGCACCTTGGATGAGTAGCCCGTGCCAATTCCGTCCGAGCCGTTGATGAGCAGAAGCGGCAGTACCGGCATGTAATACTCCGGCTCCACCTGCAGCCCATCGTCCTCGAGCCACGTGAGGCCCGGATCATCCGCCTTCGAAAGCAGCGTCCCCTGGATGGGCTCGAGCGCGGTAAAGATATACCTCGGCGCGGCCGAATCCTTGCCGCCTTCGAGGCGCGTCCCAAACTGCCCGTTCGGCGCCAGCAGATTGATATTGTTGGAACCGACAAACTCCTGCGCCATGCCGATGATGGCGTCCATGAGCGACTTTTCGCCGTGGTGGTAGGCCGCATTCTCTGACACGTAGCCCGCCAGCTGCGCCACCTTGATCTCTGACACGAGGTTGCGCTTGCGCGCGGCCCAGAGGATCTTCCGTTGCGACGGCTTCAGTCCGTCCATCACGTGGGGAATGGATCGGAAATTGTCGGCAATTGAGAAGTGGATCAGCTCATCGTTGATGAAGTTGGTGTAAGTGACATCCTTGCCGCCCGTGGGAACGTCGAGCACACGGGTACGGCTGTACGTGTCGAGCCACTCCTTGCGGTCATCGGCGCGCTTCTCGTTGAAGGCCATGTCGATGTATTCGCCGGACTTGGCGTCCCAGACAAAGCGGACCAGGGTCATGTCGCGGAAATACTCCCGCGCTTCGGCTGCGGTGCTCGTGCCCAGCCCCTTGTAGTACTTGAGATGCCAGCCTTTTGCTTCTCCTGCAGCTGCGCTGCTGGTCGCTACAATTGACGCAGCTGCGCTGCTGGTCACCCCGTGACCGGATACCCATTTCTCATACTCCGAGGCCGAGTAGAAGCACTTCGTAATGGCCCCCTTGGTCGCCTTCAGAAGCGGCGTCATCAGACAGCACAGAAAGCCCATGTCCAGCAGCTCCGGCCACTCCGAATGGAACAGATTGACCAGCAGCCCCTTGATGTGCGAACCATCCACGTCCTGATCCGTCATGATCATGACGCGCCCGTACCGCAACTTCTTGATATCCTTGTAGCTCTTTCCATGTTCGAGCCCAATGATCCGCTTCAAATGCGTAATCTCCTTGTTCGCGGTCTTCTCCTTGATCGTCGCATCTCGCACATTCAGCAACTTACCTCGCAAAGGAAAGACACCATAGCACTTGCGCCCCGCCTCCTTGAGGCCCGCTAAAGCCATGGAGGCCGCCGAGTCTCCCTCTGTCAGAATAAGCGTGCATTCACTGGAGTGCGGCCCGCCCGCCCACTCCGCATCGTCCAGCTTCGGAATGCCCCTCACATTGGTCGTGCGTCGGCCATCCACCTTCTTAGCGGCACGCGACAGCTTGGCATCTAGTACAGCCTGCGCCTCTTCCAACAGCCCTCCCTCCTTGGCGAGCCGCGTCACGAACTTGTCCGAAATCTCGAACTTGGACCCGAACTTGGCCGCCGGCGTCGTGAGCGTCTCCTTGGTCTGGCTGTCAAACGACGGATTGACAATCGTCGCATTCACGAAGAAGGTCACGGCATCCTTGAGCTGCGCCGGCTTGAGATCGAGCTTCTTGCCCGGCCCCTCGCAGAAGGCTCCCAACACAGACCGAGCCACGGCCTCCACGTGCTTGCCGCCCCGCCGCGTGAAGATGCCATTGACGAAGGAGATGTGACGATCATCTGGCACGCCAGAGGCCGAGGTGTCAGAATGCAGATGGCGTGTAAGAACCGCGGCGATCTCCCACCGGGGTCCTGCTCTTTCGTAAAACACCGGCACATCCGCCGCATCCGTAAAGAGGCGCACATACTTTTCGAAGGAGCTGACGGGTACCAGCGTCGCAGCTCCTCCGACGGCAGAGGCCAGGAACACCTTGCAGCCGTTCGCCGACGCCAGAGCCGCCGCATCAACCACGCGCGTCCTCAAGACATCCAACATATCGGCCGGAATCTCCGTCACATCGGCACCGAAGAACCGCGGCAAGTCCGGCGTGGCGGCAATCTCCACGTAGCTCTTGGCTCCCTTCTTCATAACGGGCTTGCCGACGATCGACATGTTGTCGCTAAATGTCTGCTCATAGTGGATCTTGCCGTCGCCCACGCGGACGACAAATTCGCGACTGTAAATATTGGTGAGCTTGGCGCCATAGCCATTCTTGCCTCCCACCACCTTCTCCTCGCCCTCGTCATAGTTGGACGAGGTCAGCAGATGGCCGAAGATGAGTTCCGGCACCATGACCTTGTATTCGGGATGGACCGACACAGGAATGCTCTCCCCGTCATTATGGATCACGAATTGGGTCGGTGTCAGTGTGATGACGAGGCGCGACACGCGTTTGTCGGCTGCAGCCGCGGCCATGCGCGTCACCTGGTCGAGCGCATTCACGACGAGCTCGTCAAAGATCTTGAAGAAACCCGGATTGAAGCTGACCTCCCGCCACTCCATCTTAGCGGCATCGGGCGACCAGATCCATCGGCTCTCACGGTGGGAGTCGCGGGAGCCGATGTAAGAATCGGGCAACTGGAGAATGTGTTCGCGCTGGGTCAGCTTCTTGAAGCTCTCCGCGATCGTCTTGGGGTTGGATGTCATCGTACTTAGGGCAAGGGTAGGGGTCACGCCCCGTCAAATTTGGCGACCCGAGTAGAAGAATGCCAAAATCCGAAAAGCCTTGTTGCCGTGGTGTCACGGGGGCGGGCCATCCTTGCAGCAGAGCTGCAGCAGGGTCAAATGGCTACTGTGTGACCCATGCAAGGTCTGCGAGAAGGAATGCCACTCTGCGGGCGTCTTCTGCAGCTAGAGCGGCCAACCAGGCACATCTATTTGCGGCTGCTGCTGCTGCTCCTCCTCCTTCAGCGAATGCCGCCACACTCGGAATTACGAAGGCCAATTATACGTGGTCCAACATCAAGAGCGCTTATAAGAAGCGCGTCCTTGAGACACACCCAGACAAGGGGGGCACTGCAGCAAATTTTAATAAAGTCCGCAATGCCTACAAAGCCCTCCGTCGCACCCTTAAAAAATCCTCATCCTCTTCAAGTGAATGAAAATCGCATTACTTATAACGGGCCAGCTCCGAACCTATACTCTCTGCAAATCCAACATTAAAAGTCTCATAATTGACACATATGACGCCGACGTATATTTGTCAATTGACAGATCAAATGCACTACAAGTCGATAACGCAAATCCAGTCGATCCGACACAAGATGCCACGATTGCCGATGCCCTCGCATTTTTCAAGCCGATCGATCATGTCATCTGTGAGTCAGCACGGCATCCGCCCGCAAAAAATTGATTTTCGCGTAGTGTTTTGCCGGGCAAATCATACATAGTAAAATATATCTATGTTCGGTAGAGGATGCCACGGATCAAGCTTTTTCTGATGCGGCACAGCAAGTCCTGTTGCAACCATCTGCGTCTTAATCACCCAGAGCTGCAGGAGATTAGTAATCAGCTGGCCGATCCGGGACTCACAGTGGAGGGCGAGCGGGTGGCCACGGCGTATGGGCCCCTTCTGAAACAGAGCCTCAGCAAGGCCGGATTTGACGTAAAGGGCTGTCATGTCGCTTCCTCGGAGCTGAAGAGGGCACGGCAGACAGCACGCATCGTGTTCGGCCGGCCTTCAAAGCCGCTGCCCCATTTTAAGGAGTTCGGCATGCTGCCGGAGAATACGCCGACCGGCCAGCGCTATTCGGAACCCAAGTGGGGCCCGTTCATTGCCCATCTAGCTGGCCAGGTAAAGGACGGCGACTCCATGGTGGTCGTAGGGCACGGCTCCTATTTAACATCGCTGTGGCCGAAGCTCACGGGTGCCGCCAGACCCACCAAACTCCGCAACATGGACGGCATCTTGCTGGACGCCGATGTCAGTGCCGCCGGGATCCGGGTCCATAGTCACCGGGAGATTCGGTGCCCTCTGCGGTTCAACGATGGGGACGATCGCTGT